ATGTCAGAAACACAGCCTCAGCCCGCAAAGGCGCTGAATTGGCGTACCGCCGAGTACCATCCCAAACCTTCCCAGGACACGACAGTTAGTACATCATCCAGTACATTGACCGATAACCCCACAGGGAATGTACTGGTGGCCCTCACTGATACCGCACTTCGACAGGCAAAACCCAAGGACAAACCCTATACGCTCGCCGACTCGCTTGGATTGACGATGTACATCGCACCAGGCGGAGTGAAGAGCTGGCACTTCCGTTTCACCTGGCTGGGCAAACAGGTCCGCATTTCGTTGGGCACATACCCAGAGATTGGATTGAAAGAGGCACGAGCGCGGCGTGATGAAGCCCGCGAAGAGGTAGCGCAGGGAGTTGACCCGCGCGAATCGAGAAAGGAGAAAAGGGTTCAGGCCCTTGAGGAGAGCGGCTACACATTCCGCCGCGTGTATGAGGAGTGGTTCGCCTTCCGCAAAGGAAAGCTGACGCCGGGCACCTTGCGGGTGATAAGCAACGCCATGGAACTGGACTGGCTGCCGGTCTTCGGTAGCCGGCAGATCAACTCGATAACCCGTTCGGACATCGTGAGCATCGTCCGCCGGATAGAGAAGCGCGGATCAGTCGCGACCGCAGTGAAGACACGGCAGCTGATGGGGCAGGTTTTCCGGTACGCGATCGCTACCGGAGTTATCACAGTCAACCCCACGGCAGAAATGCACGCAGTCACGGAGAAGATCGGACAGCATCAGCCGCACCCGTTTCTGCCCATCAGCGAGTTGCCGAAGACGCTGGCGACGATTAACGCCGCGAATGTTGGCCAGCAGATCAAGTCGGCCTTCATGCTCATGCTTTATTCAGCAGCACGCCCGGGCGAGGTTCGGCACGCCGAATGGTCGGAAATCGATCTGGACTCGGCCACCTGGACCATACCGGCAAGCAAAATGAAGATGCGCCGTAACCATGCCGTGCCCCTCCCGACGCAGGCGGTTGAGCTACTGAAGACCATGCTTCCCCTAACCGGGCATCTGCAGTACGTGTTTGTGAACCGGACCGACAACAAGCGGCCGATCGGCACCAATTATGCGAACGGGGTGATCGAGCAGTGCGGGTTGACCGGCATACAGTCCCCGCACGGATTCAGGCATCTGTTCTCAACCGAGATGAACCACAAGGGTTACAACCGAGACTGGATCGAGCGACAACTGGCGCACGCGGACACCAGCATCATCCGCGACGTCTACAACCATGCCACGTACCTTGAGCAGCGCCGGGACATGATGCAGGAATGGGCGGACATCATCACGAAGGCCGCCAAGGGTAAGGTGTGAGCTTGCGTAATGCAGACCACCTTCACCTTCATGCTCAATTCCTGTCGTGGTCCCGGATACTGTAGGTGACCACGCCCCATACCTCGAATTCATCGTTCTCAAGGATGTAGCGCGCCGGGTATTTGGGATTCGCCGACGTCAGCACTGGCATTCCGTCGACGAACGACAGGTATTTCACCAGCGGATCGCGGTTGACCAGGGCAATCACGACTCTGCCGGCGGCAGGCTCCATGCCTTTATCCACGATCAGGATGTCACCGGAAAAGATTCCGGCACCCTGCATGCTGTCGCCTTCCACCTTTATTAGGTAGGTGCCAGGGGCTCGGATGTTGAGTAGCTGGTCGAGGGAGATTTTCTGCTGATCGAAAAGCATGGCTAAGCTCGTAACTGTATATTCGTACAGTTAACGAGACTCGCAGGGGTGGGTCAATACTGTATAGGATGACCGCTGACAGATGACGTCAGCGGTTTCGCTTGTTGAGCGCGGTGCTCAAGCTGAGCGGTGGGGCTATTGCGGGGTGTTGCGCAACCGGATTAGTCGCGTAGGTACCAAACCGCAGACGCTGGAAGCGCAGCGATGACTGACTGGCAAGTCACCGATCCGCACAAGATCATAGCGATTGGCTTTTCAGAGTTTCTCACCTCTTCATGGCTGAAGGCCACAAAGTCAGTGCTGCCGCATTTTGGGCATTTTGGGGTGTATTCACTAGCAGGCTTGCGGTCCAATTTCGTATCTCCTTATCCAGCCGTCGCGCCGGACCGACTTCATACCTCAAATATCCTTCGCTTTCCACCTATTCTGACCAACCTTCGCGGCATCGTTTAGATGGTCGGTCGTGCATATCGGCGGCGATTTTTGCGCGAAGGCTTGCCAGGCTGTATTCTGCGCACCTGCCAAACACCAGACGATTACGCCGAAACGAGCCATACAACGGCCATTGGCGAGCCGTGCGAGCAATGAAAGCTTTCACGGCCGGATGCACATGCGATTTAGGAGCGACAAATGCTTAAGGAAGTACCGAAGCCGGAAGCCCCTGCGGCCAAACTCAGCCTTCAGGAAACGCTTCATAAGATTAGGCCCGATATTGATCTTGAAACCGTTATCGGCCTGATCATTGATGAGGCAAGCTACTACAGGGATAACAAGGATGTGCAGCGGGCCGGTGCTCGGGCTGTCAATCATTACTATAAGTTTGGCGAGAAAGAGAAGCGCAAGTTCACCTTGCCTCGCCTGGGGTTCACCCGAACCCTGACGCCAAGCGTCGTCACGCGCGGTCGGACGCTGTATTACACAACCGCAACCAGCGACAACGCATCGTGGCTGTATCGCTGCGTCTTCCCCTTCAAAACCGATGGGGTCCAGAGCAATGACATTTTCATGTCAGGCACAAACCTGCTGAGCACCATTCTTATTGCGGTCTTCTCTTCGAAGAAGATTGTCATGATGCGGCCAATTTACACGCCAACAACGGTGTATCTGATCCAGCTGTGCCGGCGGATAGGCGTTCACGTCCAGTTCGATTACGACGACCTGCTGCTGCCTGAGTTTGCAAGGCAGAGAGGAGCTTGCCGCTCTGGCCTGCGCGGGCACAAAGAGGATTTCAGCGAATCGCTGAAGCAATCTTCACTCGCTTCGCATGCCGAATCCTTCACATGCTCCACAGAGGCTATTGCCGCCGAGCTCAGGAAAATAAACCCGAATGTGGAAGTGCGGAAAAACAAACTTCCGGTTTCCATGTTCGAGGATCAGATTGAGATGCTCGCCAGGGTGAAGTCAAAAACCCCTGAGCATCGGAAGCTGAGAATCCTCTATTTGTCTGGCAGCAACACCCACAAGCGCGACTTCTCGACCATCATGGGTCCGCTGGTCAGGATCGCTCAGGAATATCCTGACCGGTTCTCCCTGACATTCATGGGTAGCCTGTCGGATTACTCCGGCCTGTTTCGCACGTTAGGTGTCCAGTCCGACGTCAAGCCTTCGGTGGATTTTTCGGAAATGCTCAAGATAATTCGAGAGCACGATGTTGTTCTCGTGCCTCTGGAGTTCAGTGTTTTCAACCACTGCAAGTCAAACATCAAGTACGTAGAGAGTGCATGCCAGGGCGTTCCGGTGATTGCAAGCTCGGTGGCCGAGTTCGCTTCCTCCATAAAAAACGGAGTGAACGGCTGGCTTTGTGATGATGAGCATCAGTGGTATGACACCCTGAAAAAGGTAGTCCTAAAGCCGAGGTTGACGGTTGACTGTGGTGTCAGGGCGTTCGCGCACGCAAAAGCGGAGTACAGCGTATGAGCCGGAAGAACCGTCCAGTGAACAAGGGCGCAGCCCAAAGCCCTGCGATCACCAAAACCGACAGCGTCCTGGCCGACGTGTACAGCAAGAAAACGGTCGCACAGCAGAAGGAATACAAAGCCGGCGCTGTCACGGGCTCAATTCACCCTTTGGATCGAGTATTGGAGGGAGAATTTATTCTCTATGTCGCTGCCAACCCGTCACAGGTGGAGATGGCTTGCGCGATGTCGGAGAGCAGCAGGTTCAACTCCTACATCTATAGCGAAGGGTTTGACTTCTACGACCTGTCGCTCGACTACAAGCGCGCTGAGTTCCTGGGCTCATTGAAGAACGTTGCTGCAATCCTCAAGAGGATCACTCGCATCGTCACCTATATTGGCCAGGTGAATTCCAACATTCGCAAGGAGTACCGGAATCTCCTGTCTGCAGCTCTGAAGCTGGAAATCCCGATTATCGAGCTGCCTCACGGCCTGATCCAGTCTGGCTATAACCTCGACGATGACTCGCGCTTCATTGACCTGTCGTCCTACTATGAAGGCATCGGAAAGAGTCTGCCTTCAATCGCTTCCATGCGGTTGACCTGGTATGGCGAGAACAGCGTTGGGTACCCACGCCATAACGCGTTCAAGAACTTCAAGGACAAGATCGTCCCTCGCTACACAGTGATCACCACAAACACGAACTGGTTCCTGTACTCCGTCGAGGACAAGCGCCACTTCTTCAACGTGGTGTTCAAGTTCGCCGAGAGGCACCCTAACCGGATCTTCATCTGGTCGCCTCATCCTGCTGAGTCGAATGAACAGACCTACTCCAACCATGTGATCCCGCTGCGCCCGGCGAACGTGCTTACGTACGGACTGACAAAAGACATCTTTTTCGATGGCATCGAAGGATCAAACGACCTCATCGCCTACTGTGAAGACGGGATCTCGACTCTCAGCACTTGCATCCTCGAGTACGAAATCCACAAGAAGAACGTTCAAGTGTTCTCTACTGTTGGAGTCGAGAACATATTGAGCGCCTTCACAAGCTGCAAAACGTTCGAATCCATTGACGAACTGAGCGAAAGCTCGGAGCCAGTAATCACTGGCATGCTTGAGGACTACAACAACGAACGGTTCGACGAGCTGGTGGCGATGGCGCCGAAGAGTGATCCTCGGAACAGTATTTACTTGGACCTTGCCTGATTGCCCGCGCTTTTCAGCGAGTCGTAGGATCTTTGGCAGGCCAGTCCGGCCCGACGACTTGCTGTAAGCGCTGCCGCCAGTTCGCCCGCATATCCATCAGCTTCTGATCGCAGGTCGGCGAGCAAATCGGCAAGGTCTGCGATTGTCTTGCCTCGCTCGGCAAGTCGGGTATTGAGGGCGGCTCGATCGGCAAGCAGCTTTGTGGTTTGCTCACGCAGGCTGTCAACGTCAGCGCGCTGCTCAGCAGCAAGAGCATCATCTTCTTGTTTCTGGTCGGCTGCATCTTGGCGCACCTGGTCAATGTCGCGTTGGCGTTGCTGTTCAGTTTCGCGGGCTTTCTCGCTGGCCTTGGCTGCCTTCGTGGCGATTTCTGCCTTGTAGTCGGAAAGCTCGGTGCGCGCATCGCTGAGCCGCAGCGTCTGGTAACCCAGTCCTATAGCCAGCACCGCCATCACGGCACCGACCACCCAAACCCAGGCCGGGACGAGCTTTATCGCGGCGATCACGCCAGCACCCCGCCAGCCGCCACGTAGCGGTCAAGTAGGTCCTGCGTTCCGTGCTCGCGCTGACCGTACCCGGCCCCGGGCAGGCTCGCCCATATATTCCGGCACTTGGCGATGGCCGACTCAATGCGCCCAGCCTTGATGTCGCCCAAAGCGCTGCGCTCCTTAATAAGCTGCAGGGCCCAACGGTCCTGGCTGATCGGTCCGAAGTCGGGCAGCTTCAGTTGGTCACGGTAATGGGCGTAGTCCTTCAGCATGAACTGGTACCGGCCCGAGGCGTTCGATGTCTGGCCGCTCCGACTGAACACTTTCGACTTGCGCCCGCCGGCGAACGGATGCGCGCTGTAGTCGCTGAACAGTTCCAGCACGCCATCAGTGCCGGTGACGATCACGTTGTAACCGTCATCGCTGCGGCGCAGGTTGTCGGAGCCCAATTCGGACCAGGCCAGCATGTCGAGGAAGGCCAACACATTCTGGCCGCCGGCCACATCAGGTGTAATTCGCGGCATTCACTTTTCTCCAGACGAAAAAAAGCCCCCATTTGGCGGGCAATGGTTCATGTGTGTGTTAGGTCAGGCTGGCAGTATCGTCCGGAATTTCCCATGCTGTTCCATTGAAGTAGCAGTGGAAAACACGGAAGTTGTTCGCTCCAGCTGCACCTGCTGGCAGCGTCTTGATCTGCGTTGGCGAACCGGTGGAGGCGCCGCTATAAATGTTGAAGGTCGAGTTCGAACCACCAATCTGCCGCAGGATAATCGTGCACTTGTCACCCAGAACTGCCGAGACCGTATCCAGATAGTGCGCACCTACATAGGCACCAGCGCCCGCAACAAGGCTTTCTTTGATGATTGGCGCATCAACCCGAGGCTTGATGTTCCGCGTGAACGCAGCGTTCCTGTTGGCAACCACGCTGAACTCTGGAACAGCTGTTGATGTTGCCGGAAGCTTGATGCTTGATTTTTCCGCACCAGAGCCCGTGAACACGATAGGGTTGATGCTTGGTGTTCCTCGCTCGTTGACGTTGTCTGCAAGCTTGAAGCGACTCACGGGGCCGACAAACTCAACCCAAGTACCAACCGTGTCACCGCTAATACCCTTGAGAGTAACGCCTGCTGCAAGTCCTGCCGCAGAAGCCGAAACCTGTAGTGCCTTGGTGAGTGTCCCTATCTCTCCGCCACTGATTTCTTCTATCACAACATCGGGTGTATCCAGCAAAATTACGCCAACGCCAGCATCCGTGAAACCAGTACCTATCCGAGTTTGGACCTGGCCGATCGTAAGTCCAGCGCAGGAAGACGCCTCAATGGCGCCATAGCCTAGCCCGTGGGCCGCAAAGCTTGAGTCTCTGTAAAACTGGTTGGTACCGATGCTGATGTGCCGCCTACGCTCCATTCGAATGCCACGATATGCGCAGTTGAGGTGATTGCCGTAAATGAATCCTCCTGGCTTCGATGGGTTCGAGTCGCAGATGATGCCTTCCCACGACCCAACGATCTCTCCATCGTGTATGGAAAAGCCCTCGGCGTAGTCGGAGACTCGCAGGCCCGATCGGAGTCCGCGCATTTTGTAGGCTTCGACATTGACGTTGACCACGCCTCGAAGACCTTTCAGCAAGATGCCGTTGTCTTGAACCTGTCCAGCATCCGCGTTTTGCGCAACGTAAAAGCCCTGAATGAAAAGCGTGGCGATATTAGCGCTCGCGCAATCACCGATGACAATGTTGTCGGCACAACCTGCCGCTCCCCGTACCGCGATGTTTTGGAATGCCCACCGTTGGCTTTTATTGAAAGCCTCGATGTTCGCCGCAGTCTTGATAGCGGAAGCGGCAAAAGATCCAGTGTTGTACAGGGTAAGATGAGCTGCACCGCCGAGATTGTATGAGGTGGCCTTGTACGTAAACTCAATGCCAGTCGCCCCTGGCTCACCTGCGTAACTGAGCAGTGTTGCGCTTTCGCCAGCGCCAACTGGAAAAACGTTCCCGGGGAACTTGCTACCCGTGATGTTGAAGTTGCCGCGGGGAAAGTAAATTAGCCCGCCGCCAGTGTTTGATACTTCGTCAATAAGCGGCTGGAGGTGTGGGGTGGTGAGCGTTCCTCCGGGGACCACACCGTAATCGAGCACATTCACGCTCAGACTTTTGATCGAATCGATCAGCGCCTGAAGGTCTGATTGACGAGCAATCGTCGCCGGAAGCCAGTCTTCAATGATCAGACCATTGCTATCGGCCTGCGGGGTCTTGCCTGGTGCTGGGTCAAGGGTGAAGCGAGCATTGATCTCAGCTACGGCAGCCAGGCTGTCGTTCGCGGTCCAGCCTTCAGCCTTATAGAGGTACTCGGCCTGATCCTCAGTGTTGAAATATCGATCACCCTCATGCAGCGGGAGTCCGTCATCCCGGGTGACCGGTGGGACAGCCGCTGGCTGGAGAAAGCCCGCTGTACGCGAGGTAGCAACATCAGCAGCGTCCTCTGCTGCCTGGGCGGCCTCGTTTGATGCAGTCAGGGCATCCTCGATTGCCTGAGATGACATGGCGGTCTTGCCAGTGTTGACGGCGGCGCCTGCCTGATTCTGCCAGACCGTATAGATGGTGTTCGCGTCAGCGGACTGCACAAGGAAAATCCCGCCATCAGCGGTAGCGGCCAGACCGGCAGCCGGGGTCTGATAGATGGTGGTAGCGATGCTGATTTTTTCGGCGGCATCCGACTGAATTTCCAGGATGACTTGTTTCAGGTTCTGAATATTCCCTGAATCGGTAGGGATCGTTCCCGCTGCTACAGCATCGTTGGCAAACCGGAACAGGATGTTGCTACCGACTTCTGCTCTTACGGTGGCGATCTCGAGCCGCTGAGTCTGGTCAGCCATGTGATTTCCTTGGGGCGAATTTGATGAGCGCGACCAGGAGCGGTCGACGTATTGAGTTATGAAAGCCAGTTGCTGGAGAAGAAGTCGCCGCCACCAGAAATGAGCATGTCGGCTACGGCGTCGAAGATCGTGTCGATCTGATCATCGTGGTCGTGGGTGTCGTCGGCGGTGAACGCGGATGCTTCGGTGAGGAACGTCGGAACCCAGTCCGTGGGGGCAATGGCCACGCCCCGGTGATCCTTCACCTGGTCGATCTTGTTGCCGTGCTCGTCGTAGATGGCGGGCACGAAGACCCGACCAGACTTAAACCACGGCACGGCATCCATGCAGCGCACTACTTTGTTGCTGGCGGGGCCGCGCGGCTGGGGTTGAATCTGGATCGATCCCTTTTTGCTGATCGTCTGAATCAGGCCGGTGCCGCTCGACTTGTCCTCGACTCGCATGTAGCGAAGGGTTGCTGGTCGGAAGTTGTCCCAAGGCTGCCAGCGCTGCCAGACCTTGAGCGCTTCGGTCTCCAGATCACCCGCATCCCATTTGCCGCGAACAATCTCGATGATGTAAAGGTTGCCATCTATGCCCAGGCCGCAGTGACTGAACACCGAGAAGTCGTGCTGCTCGTCGGTCTTTTGAGCGGTGTCGACATACACGCCGCGCCAAACAAGAAATGGCAACTGCTCGTAGGTCGGGAACCAGTCGGCATCGATCATGCCGCCAGTCAAGGCGATGGGTGACTGCTGGTACTGGCTGACCAGTGTGTAGGCATCACGGTCCCACAGCGCCATCAAGTCAAATACCGATTCCTTTGCAGGCCAGTACGACCAGTATTCAACGCCGCCTCGGACTACTGAGGGCCCGCTGAATACGTCGCGCTCGGCGTGCTCACGGATCTCGCGCGGTAAGCCTTCGATGTACTCGCGCGTCACCAAGGCTGGAACCTTGATGTGCGAGAAATCGAGGCCCATGCCGCCGGCGAGCAGGAAGCCAGATACGTCATCGGTGTGCAGCCGCTGCTGAGTGCATATAACCGGGGTGTCAGGTGACGCACGCCGACTGCGTAGCGTGTTGACCACGATCCGCTGAGCTTTGGCGCGCATGGTCGCGCTGAATGCGCTGTCGGCTTTTTCCGGATCATCGAGGTTGATGAATCCGCTGAAGCCTTCCGAGATGTACCCGCCCCGGACGCCAGTGATCTGTCCGCCAGTTGAGCGGCTGAAGATCTGATGCTTGTTGCGCCCGTTGTCGTCGGTGACGATCCAATTCGCGACGTCAGCTTTCCCCAGAGCGCAGGGCCAGAGCTCCTGATATTCAGCGCTGGTGATGATCGACTTGATGCGGTTGGAGTTTTCTTCGACCAGCGATTTCGAGTAGGAAACGCTCAGATTGCGCGTCCGGTCGAACTTCGTCATCACGTATGCAGGCAGGTGAATTGACCAGTATTCGGTCTTGGTGCCACCTGGTGGCATGTTGAAGACGACGTTCTTGAGCTTGCCCTGCAGGACCTGCTGGGCGGTGTAATCCATGTAGCGGTGATGCCAGTTGCACAGAAACTTCATCCCCTGATTGATCTGGAAAAAGACGCGCATGAACGCGAGCGGGGAATGCTCGCTGATCATTTTGGATGCTTCTTTTTCCTCCCGACTCATTGTTTCCCAGTCGAGAAGCGCGGTCATAGGCGATCGAGAACAGATTCGAGGGTTTTCTTGTCCACCGTAACCTGCGACTTCGTTTCGATAGCGCCGCCATTCTTGCCGGTCAGCTCAACGATTTTCTTGTCCAGGCCCAGCAGCTTGGCTTTACCCATGGTCGCTCCTACGGCGGCGGCAGCTTGTGGCGTCTCCGCCGATAAAGCTGCCTTGCGGGCCTCTTCCAGCTCAAGCAGGAGAGTGTCTACGGTGATCTGGTGACGATCCATCACGCGCTCGCGCAACTCTGCCAGCCGCTCCTGAACCTGAGGCAGTTGAAGGACGTTGTACCCTTCGCGGCCAATCGTGGCCGTGGCCATGTTGGCGGTGCTGTAGGCGATGCGGTATGACTCGGCAGCATTCGCGGTTTCAACGTAGGCAAGACAGAACTTTTCCATCTTTTCGCTGAATTTACGCTTGCGCTTCACTTCCATATCACACCTGCGGACTTACCAGTTTCCACTTGTACCCGACCCACTTCGGGATCTTGTTCGCTGTGAAAATTGGAGGTTTGGTTTCGGTCGTTCCGGCTGGCAGCAGCCAGTTCCCGGGAACCATTGGATCGGCGTCGGCCAGCGTCTCACCCATGTACCAGCCATCAGCGTCGTATTGATAAACAGTCTTCTGGCTCATAGGTATCTGATCCACCGCACTTGAACGAGGTTGACTGGGCGGGCTTCAGGGCCACCGTTCGTGCCAATGCTGACGACGTGCGTGTGGTTACCTGCCGCAGTCGTTGAAATGGTCTGATAGCCATCCGTGGATAGGTCCCCAAGCACCGCGTTTCCCCCAACAGATGTCGAATCAGCCAAGATTTTTTCACGCTGAAACGTCGTCGAGTGCTGGTGCTCACCGGCATTACTGGTAGAGGCAGAGTGACCGTGCTGAAGGTTCTGGCTCGGCTGTGGCGTATTGCCTAATCCGCGACCGGTATCTACGCCTCTACCGTCATCAAGCATGCGTGGGAACATGCCGCGCCAATCGGGAAGCCTGAACTGGGTGCTGAGCTCGCCGCCGGTGTTGTAGTCGGTGGTGATTTTGGCGAATAGCTTCGGGTATGCCGATCGGAGCAGTAACGCGCCGTTGCATTTCAGCCAGCCCGAGTCAGGCGAGCCGTTATGGGCGACGTCCTTATATTCACCAACGGTGAAACTGGAATACAGGCTCGCGCCGATGAGACGCCAGTAAGCAGCGCTGCTGGGAGGTGAATTACCGACATTGCCGTCTGCGATCGACTCGTAATAGAGGCCGTCTTCTGCAAGGCAAGGCGCCCCGTTTGAGTAAACCGCCTCGTTATGCCAGGTCATCGCGCCATGGCGCTCGATGTCCTGCAGCGCTGAGTCGACCCGGTTATGCCAATAATTCTCCTGGCCGGCAGGAGGTGCGTCCTTGTCCTGGCCGCCTTCCCAGCCGGTGCCGATCCTGAGGTCACCGGGGTTCTGAAAAACCGTCGAAACATTCTGCGTCTCGACGTCTTCTGCCCAGCGCTTGTTAAAGGCTTGTCTTGCCATCAGGACACATCTCCGGGCAGTGTGAAGTTTGCAAAGTTGTAGATGCGGTCAGAGGCCTGCTCGATCGCGGCGATGTTTGTCGGCAGGATGAATATCTGGCCGATGCGCGTACCTTGCGGGCGAGGGATGATGTCGAAGTTGTCGAGCAGGTACTGCGTGGTGTTGTCCAGTTCTGAGGCGATTCCGATGTCGAATGACTTGTCGCCGTTGCTTGCGAGCGCGGTCACCTTGACGCCGATCACGATTTCCAGAAGCTGAATGATGCTGTCGCTGGTGCCGTCGCTGACATTACGTGCGATCTTGGCCTTGATCAGTTTCCGGTACAGGTCATTGTTGAGCGGCGCGTCGACCGCGGCACCATCACCGATGTAAGGAGCGACGTTGTAGTTGGTGTAGCTGTCGTTCCCTGCGTAGCCGAAGACGTCATATGCTGCCCCGCGAAGGATCGGCCGAGGGATTCCCACGATACGACCGATCACGTCCAGCTGTTCGCCGGTTACCGTGTCAACGTCATAACTGCCGTAGATCTGGTCGATAGCGGGTTCCAGGCTATCGTTGGCGACCTGAGGCAGATGCGTCAGCCACTTCAGCATGAGTGGCTTGCCGCGATACTGGTTGATGATCCGCTTCTTCGCCCGCTCGACGTGGTCCATGTTCATAGCGTCACCGTAACGTCGATGTTGTCAGGATCGAAGGTGGCCATCTGCGCGATACCCGGCTGGATAGGCGTTAAGCCCTGGCTTACGGCGCTGGTCCCGATCGTCAGGCTGATGATGTAGCTGTCGCCGTACTGCCCAAGGATCTTGTTGACGGGTGTGTACAGTCGGCCTACCGGAACAAGCTCGCCTATGTCGTAGCCGCCCTGGTTGAATCCGGACACCGATTCGCCGGCAAATAGCGACTTGGTCGAGTCCTCGATGATGGCCGTCCTTAGACGATCCTCGATGTCGAAAGGAAGGTTTCCGACCTTTTTGACATTCAAAGCAACGAACACAGGAAGCCCGACAGCGCGCTGGAAGGTCATTGTTTCCACGTTGCCGGTGGTGGGAGACGTTACCTCGACCTTCACCCCGGTAGCTCCCGGTGGGTCAACCCATGTGTCTGTCTTGGTGCTATAGCGCGGATACATCGGGGTGCCTGGGTTGTATTTCGCATACATCGCTTTGCCGATGTCTGCATCCGATCCACCGTTCACAATTACCGCGATGGCCGTGTACGGAATCCCGTCTGGATCCGTTGGCGAATCACTGTTGTTCTCCAGGATCTTGACGTCGGTGACCCCTGACACGTTGGCGATGCTGGCCAGCATGTTGTCTTTCATGTTGCTGCCAGCCAGCGCTACCGAGTTGTTTCGGCGCGCCCTGAACTCAACATCGGACTCTGCCGCCTCACCAGGTGTGGCCTCGCCGTTGGTAACAGACGACCAGCCTGGGTAAGGAGTGCCAATGATGCTCAGCTCGCCGGCCCCAGCCAGAACTCGGCCAGAGGTCGAACAGGTCGCGAATCCCGTCGCGCTCTGGCTGATGCCGATAACGATGGCTGAGGTTGTCAGCCACAGCGTGTTGTCGATCTTGCTGCGAATCTGCGAAAGAGCTGGCAAGACCGTCCCGGCAGGGCCTGTGATGGTGATAGGCGCGACCGAATAGGTAGCGGCGCGAATCTGCACGCCTGAGATTTTCCCGATGTCGCGCAGTGCCTCGCCCGTCGCGCTGTCCGGATCCTTGCTGCGGTAGGCCGCAACCACACCCTCGTCCAGGTTCGCCATCAGTTCGGCCTCAATGCCGACCAGCTCCCCATCCGGCGAGTCAGGATCAAGGTTCCAATCCGGATCGATGGCCAGCAGCTTTTGTTTGAGGGCCGCCAGGTAATCGTTGAGCGATTCGCCAGTGATGCCTTGATCTGTGATTTCAGCCATTAAACGATCGCCTGCACGTAGTTGATGTCTGCGCTGTCGCCATTCGAGCTGACGATCGTCGCGCTCACTGTGAGTTCGCGGGTTGCAGGGTCCGAGGTAACGCTGAAGGCGGTCATGCCGGCGCAGCCCGGGGCAAGGAGAATCCGGCGACGGATGACCGCTTCGCGTGACGCGAGCCGTGACCCCTTGCCCAAGACGCTGCCGAACCAGTCGGTACCGTCCGAGGTATCAAGAAACCACTCTCCAAGAAAGAATTTGAGCCGCGTGCGCACGTTCTGGGCGACCTCTTCGGCGGTGTAGCCGGTCAGCAGCTTGTTTTGACCCAAGGCCAGATCGCCGTCTGCATCTAGTTTTCTGACTGTCATGGGATAGGTACCAAGCTTGTTCCGTCACCCGACTCGACGCCGGAGGTCCTGTGTGTTTTCAGGCTGATTTCGCCAGCGAACACATCGTTAGGGGTTGTGACCAGGCTTGCAGGGGTTATGGTTACGCCGTTGATGTTCACAGTGCCGTCGGCAGCGATGGTGATGAAGCCAGATCCATTGCTAAGCGAGATGGATGCGTCATCTTTTAGCCACGCGTACATCGATCCGCTGTTATTTCTCAGCCGGATGCCGTTGTTAGCGAAACCAGTGATCGCGCCCGGGATCGAGCGGATTCCCGGCATGAAATAGGCGTCATTGATCGAGAATCGGCGTGGCTCCGACTTCACTGCAACGCCGCCTTGATCGACCCAGGAGTCGATGCACTCCTGCGAGAAGAGCAGCGCGCCCTCTGTGCCAGCGTCGACGCGACACTCCAGCGTTCCGCCAGAAGCACCCCAGAACTGCACCGGCACATGGATGATCGGCCGGCGCTCAGTTTTTGCGCCTTGGCGGTCCTCCAGCATCAGCCCGATCTGGACTTCGGCCAACTGGCTCACAGGATCAAAGCTGAGGACATGGCCGGGGATGCTGGTGCGTACGTTGTCTTTCAGGTACTCGCCGAAGATCTCCCGCAGCATCTTTGAGAACTGCGCCTGCGTGCGCGACGAAAGCGGATCGTTCATCGAGTGGCCCTATCGGATATCCCTGACTGAGCAGCCGCGCTGAGGCGCAGACAGCTGATATGTGTTTCCCATGGGTCGCCGTGGGAGTCGCCCAGGAAGGCCAGAGAGTTGACCTTGTAGAAGCCCTCGCCGATGGTGCGCGGGACCTCGTAGAAATACGCCCCGGAGAATTCGAAGTGAGGCGCCATCGACTCAAGCTTGATGGTGCTGCCGAGCTTCAGCGCAGGGTTGAGCACTGAGCGGATGCCGATCTCGGTGTCAGTCACCACTGGCGAGCCGATCATTCCCGTCGCGGAACTGATCGTGTAAACCTGATTCGGCATGGCGAAGCCGCGTTTGATGATCTTGATGGCGCCGTTTTCAACCATCCAATCAAACTGGAATGTCTCTGCCAGTTCATTCATGCACGCGGTGGGGCTGCCTTGGAGCACCGTACCGCGCGACCGCCGTTTGAGCCCGGAGAAGTCACCGTAGAACCTGATTTCTGCGTTGAACGGCTCTGCGCACGCCTCGATGATCTGAACCGGGTCTGTCTCGGCCGAAAGCGTCAGGTTGATAATGTTCTGATCGCGCTCCTTGGCGGAGGACTTGCAGAAGAACCGAACGCCACGGGTAGAGCCGCCATCCTCCAGCACGCGCTGGGCGTTGGTGATCTGCCCGGTGAAGATGTTGCCGAAGAGGCCCGCATAACCAGCATCGAAAGAGATGAACTCGTATTTCTTGGCGATTCCGTCGCCGAGCATCTGCCGAGTGGTGTATGCCGAGACGTTATAGATCGTGATTTCAGCAACGCTGAATGCGCCGCCGGCGAAGTGGATCACCTGGAAGGTGACCCGGAGGCCATCGCCGGTGACATCCATTTCGTAAGTCAACGACCCCGTTTCGCGACCGACCTTCAGCCGGTACCGGCGCATGTAGATTTCGTCAGCCATCGGACCACACCAGGGTATTCGTGATGCCAAGGTTGGCGGGTGTCGGCTGCTCGCCCTCCAGCACCAAGGACCCGTACTCAGTATCCGAAGGCGGATAAAGGCCGGCGAGTAGATCGACGTCTGGTAGCAAGTAACGGCCCGCCGTGAGTGTCGCGCCCAGCGGCGTCAGGATGTTCACGCGAAACACGCTGAGCCGAACCATCCACTGGAGCTCAATGGTGAGCGTGTTGTCACCCAGCCCGGCGCTGAAGGTTTGAGCAGGAAGGGCCTGAACCTCGACCTTGTACCGACTCATGCGATGACCTCCACGGACGCCGAGCCGGTCGTAACCATTGGCGCACCCTGAGTGGCAATCGGATCGTTCTGCGCCAGCTGGTCAGCAGAGGTGACGCCTTGGCCGACTTGGGAGCTGATGCGCCGGATCTCCTGAAGCTCGGCGATGAATATCAGGCCGTCTTCGTCTTCCGGGCGCGTCCGCTGATCAAGTCGAATGATGACCATCTCGGGCATGGTCTCGTATTCGGTCACCAGTTCGATGGGGGCGCGCGACTTGAGCAAGGCCGATAGCGCGCGCCAGGTGGTGGCCGAGCGTGTCTCGTCGCTGCCCGCAAGCAGGTAGGCCGACACCGCACTGATTGCCGCGCCAGCTACGCCGCCAACAGCCGAAGCGACTGCTCCAGCCCCCATCATCCCGATATCGTCAAGGCCAATCCCCAGCGGGGTGTTGGACACGGCACCCGTCAACAGGTAGCGATCAGGAAGCAGAATTGCATGATCGTTGACGTTTGCCCCGAACTCGACCGGGAACTGCGTCAGCTGGATCGCCTTGCTGGTGACGCCCTCAAGCTTGGCATCGAACTCGATAAGCCCCAGAGCAGGCAGCGTTTTCGAAAAGATGCTCATAACGCCGCTCATGACGCTCATCGTTCTGGGCTCCTGAAATCTTCCATCGTTGACTCAGTCAGTCCGCTCATCTGCTCGTTGTAGAGCTGCTTGACCTTTTCCGTGTCGGCGCCGTGGATATGGAACTGGCGGTTATCGGTGTAGGCAGGGGCTGCCGCGGCTGGCATGGCCTGCTGACTCGGGGCTTCTGCGGCTTTGGCCGGGGGCTGCACGACCGCATCCACTGAGTATTCCCGTGGCGGTTTGCGGTAGGAGTCGAGCCACGACTTGGTCTGGTCTAGAAAGCCTTCCTGCGGCTGCTCTGGCTTTCCGTAACCGGCGCGGAGCTTCGTCAGTTGCTCGTCGGTGACTTCGGGAGCCGCCGACTTGGTGTTGCCTGACCCCGCATATGACTGGGCCAGTTCGCCGCGACGCTGCGCCTCACCTGCACGGTCGGCAGGCCGCTCGTACTCCGATGAAACGATTCCAGCAGCTTCCTGCGGGCTGGCGGCGAGACGCAGCTTGTCGCCGGCGGCGCGCTCCTTGCCCCGCGTCAATTCATGGTTGATGAACTCAAGCTGCTCAGCGGCAGAGGCTTTGCGGATATCTTTGCCTGAGTACTTCGCGAAGTTGTCCTGGCGGTCCTTATGCCACTGCGCCAGGCCGTAAGCCTGGCCGCCGTCACCGACAGCATCCGACCGGAAGCCGCTTTCCTGCTCGATGTTCGCAGCGATACCCATGGCCTGCTCTTCGGTCCAGCCTTTCTGCCGGAAGAAGTCGATCGTCGCGCCCGCCGCTTCTGCACCGCCTTTCTTCAGGCGGTTGTTGAGCAGTTCACCGTCTTCGCCCTCATTCAGCTTGCTCGAATAGAGCACAGCGGCGGCAGTCCCGCCGGCAACTGCAAGCATGGACGCCCCGCCAGCCGCGGCACCTGCACCGGCAGCACCCGCTGCACCTGCCGCGCCGGTAGCAGCAGCGCCAGCACCGGCTGCGCCAAGGCCGACCAACGCCCGTAGCGCGGCCAGCCCCTTGAGCGCACTCGCTCCACCCATCAGCGCAACGGCTACCGACACAAGCTCGATGTTTTTCGCCAGACCGCCGAAGAACTCCTGCAGCCCTGAATCGACCAATTCCTTGTTGTCTCGGTAGAAGGCGACAAAGTCTTCGGCCATTTCGGCGAAGGCCGGCGCCAGCTCACCCGCGATGGTGTTGCCGATGTCGGTGAACACCTGATCCAGTTCGCTGGACGCCTTCGTCAGACGGGCAGAGTCGTCGATCTGCTTCTGTGTCATAACGGCCAGCTTGCCGCGAACGTCCAACTGCCTTTCGACCTCGGCGCGACCGCGCATCAGCAGGCGGACCGTGGAATCATCAAAGCCCAGCGCGTTACCGGCCAGACGCTGATTGAGCGGCGTCATGTGTTCGAACTCGCCCGCGATGTTGGCGAGCGCTTCAGCTGTATCCTGCGCCTTGATGATCACGTCGGGATTTAGCCCGAGCTTTGCCACATCCCCGAACCATCCGGTGTTGCCTGTGATGGGGGATGCCATCAGGTCCTGAATCTTCTTCATTGCCGAAAAGGCGTCGGCAGCGTTGCCTCCCTGTGCTGCCAGAGCCTGGCCGAGAGCCTGCACGTTCTGGGTGCTGAGCCCGGTCAATTTGTTGAAGTTGTTCAGCTCGGTGCCAGCGTTCTTGAAATCGCCTACCACCTTGTCGATCGCGAGCTTGCTGGCCAGCACGGCGCCGAACTGCAGGGCGGATCTGGTGAGCCCGCCGAACGCCGCGTCGGCCTTCTGGAATGACTTCTCGTCGACCTTGAGTCCGAGCGAGATAAGGAACGATTCCAACACCTTCACGGGCTGTTCTCCTGGCTACTTGGGGCGATTGGCTTCAGCCAGATGGCGGGCGTACAGCATTTCATCCATGGCGAGATTGGCCCGCCTCACCCACCCGAGCGAGTAGGTGCCGTCCTGCAAGTCCTTGTAGGTGCACAGCGGCGGGCAGAGACCGGGAATCCCTATGCAGGGACGCCAGAGCTCCCAGTCGATTGCGGGGTTGAGTCGTTCTCCTGACTCTGATCCACCGCCTCGGCTGAATCGGTAGATTTCTGGAAGAGGGTCAGGAGTCCGGTAAAATCCTCGAACGCATTCCCCAGCGCCAGAACGACCAGGGTGAAGTAGGTCTTCAGGCGTCCGGAGAAGTCATTCAGCGTGAGCGGCGTGGTCTCGCCTTCCTTGAAGAGCTTGCCCAGCATGCTGTCGCAGATGAAATTGAAGTCATCCTCCGGAACGCGCGAGAGCATGGTGCCGACGATGCTGCCAGCAATGGCGATCGAGGACGCGCCGCCAACCTCAGCCAGCGCCAGGCCGCGAATCATCGGCTCGACCCCGTACTTACCCAGCCGGAACAGCACGGCGCGCTGCTTCTCTGCGCTGGGCATGGCAAAGCGGTAGGTCACACCCTCGAACGTAATTGTCCGAACCATGGACTCAGCGGCATTCATACAATCACGCCTTTGTTGAATTCCATGACGAAGGTGGCGTCGTTCATGCCTGGGCCGCCTCGGGCCATGGATTTGCCTTTGGTGACCACACCCTCAGAAAAGACGCCGCCTTCCAGTCCCGCGATAGACGCGTACGACCCGGACACCTCGGCCTTCGCAGTTACCTGCGATTGCATCGCCAAAGCTTGAGGACTGCCCGGCATGAAGTTGACAGTCAGTCTCAGCCCTGGGTTTTTACGGTGAAAGCGCACTGCATTGCCGCCAAGGCCTCGGGATAGGATTGCGTTGTCATCAATCCACTCAAGGGTAAACGGTGGGTCAGTGCGGCCCCAGTCATCCAGCACACCAACGCCGGTGATCACCACAATCGTGTTTTCTACAGAAAGGTCATTCAAGGCCATGCTCTATTGCTCCTTAATCAACTTGAACCGTGACATCGACGGTATGGATGGCACCGGCCCGGAACAGGCGCATGGTGATGGGGGCGGCGGCGCGGGCAGACCGTTCGGCATCGCTGATGTCGAGGATGTCGTTCGCCACGGTCAGAACCTCGTAACCCCGGCTCAGCACTTCCTCGCCAGTCTCATCACTGGTGTAGGTCTGCGCGCCGAGATAACCGTTGTCGATGAACTTCTCCCCGATCTGGGCAGCAGCATCGATCAGGATTTGCTGGCCTTCAGGGGTCTGCTTGGCCTTGGTCGGAATCGTTGCGAGGGCGTTGTACAGGCCGACAGTGAGGAAGTTGACGAAGGCGTCCAGGTTGAACACATCGTCGATGAACTCGCCGAACGTCGAGGTCGATTTCGAGTTGATGACGCGCCCGTTGTCGACTTCGCCGCCGGTCTCCACCTTGGTGTAGAACACGGCGCCTTTCTGCTTCATCGCTGCGTATGCAGTCTTGGTCAGGTCTTCAGCGTCGATGCCCGGCAGTTTCTTGAATTCACCGGTGATTGTGGTGTTCGCCGCGTTGAAGTTCACGCGACTGAATACGGCGGCCAGTTCAAAGCCAGCGTAGGGCGCAGTTGCGTGGCTGAGCACGAACATGCGGCGCGAACCCTGCGTCACTGCTTTGCTGACGATGTCCGTCGACAGCGATGGATCACGCACCGCTGCCTGGCTGGTGGTGTAGGCGTAGAACTTGCCAGCTGCATCGCCGGCGGTCGCCAAGGCAAGCACATCAGCATCGTTCGCGCGAATGGCTGTTTCGAACTCGAACCAGTAGAACCAGACGCCCTTGTTGATCGCGTCGTTCATCGACTCGACAGGCGTGTCGTCCTCGAGGCGCAGATAGATGCGCAGCGACTTCGGCTTAGGAATGGCAGAGAACCAAGCCAGCGCCGCCTTGTATGGGTCGGACGCTATGTCGAAATCCTTGGCTACTGCGGACGGGCTGCCGTAGTCGCGGTAGCTGCCCTCTGCAAAGGTCGCATCGCTGGACGAGTCGAAATCAGCGAAGACCATGCCCGCGCCGAAGTTGGCAGTGCCGAGCCCGGCCGAACTGATCAGCGTGGTGATGTTGATGATGTCTTCAGCCGGATAAGCCATTTACTTCCCCTTGCGCGATCGCGCCAGATTTTTCGGTTTGCACGTTGAAACCGACGCGATAGATCCGCTGCACGCGGTCTTCTGCGATGGATTCGCCGTAGAGGTAGAGAGTGAGCTGGGCTCGTTCTTCCATGGCCGCCTGATACAGGCCGGTCAGGTTGTTCGCCGACGACACGCGCGACCATCCGAGCTTGTCGCGGCGCATGATGTTCTTGATGGGCTCACGCTTGTTTGCCTCGTTGATCGAGGCTGCGTAGGCCATGGCGCCTGTGCGGTAGAAGTTCAGGCTGAACCCCAGCGTGAACTGGGTCGCAACCCGAACGATGACGTCCTCGTATTGAGGGTCGTCCAGTGCCGGCACGTTGCGCTGAGTGACGTTGGCTTGCCCGAACTGCGCAGGGTCTTGCAGGCGAACCGCGCAATACGGTCCCGCTGGAGAAGGGCCGTCAGGGTCGCCGATGATGACGTGATCAGCAGGAAGGCCGGTCGCCGCGACAACGATCCGGCAGACCGTCTTGCACAACGCTTTGGTGTCAAGCATTGGCCTGGCCCTCCAGCTTGGATATTTCGTCCGGATCCAGCTTGGCGATCACGGCCCGGCAGAAGTTGTGCCACGGCCTGAAATCGGTCGCGATGGACTTCCACCAGGTGGCCGGTTTATCAGGCGTCTCGGCGAACACCAGGATGTCGGCGAGCTTTCCTGCGGTTGATGGCTCGATCCCTTTGCCGTCGTTGCGATGGATCACACGCACGTCATTGATCCGCTCTGCACCGATCTGCAGGAATTCGATTTCCTTGTCACTCACCGGCTGCACGTTCGCGTCGAAGGTGTCGAAGTAGACCAAGGTCAGCTTTTGCTCGAAGTCCACCACCGCGCTGGCGTAGCGATTGAGCTGCACGCCCTTGTGGGTGATGAAAGGGCCGCTGACGTGGCCGCGCATGTTCAGGCCCATCAGATTCCCTCTTCGATAGGGTCGCTTCCATCGTCAAGGACGTAGCGAATCGAGCCGAGCAGTCCAGCGTTGCCGGTGTCGATAAGGGGATTGTCAGCCCCTTTTTTGGCTATGGTCGACGCAGCGTTTGCTGGGGTGCGAAGGTCGATGATTTCTTTCTTGACGTGATCCTGGGCGAGGTTGCCCATCTTGTTCAGCAGCATGAGCATGGTCATGTCACCGCTGAGCACTTTGGGGATCATGATTTGTGCGAGGCGCCGGTACTGCGGCGCGCCCTTGTCGATGGCCGGAGCGAGAAACGGTCGCGCTGGGATATGGCCATCGGCAGAGCCGAAGTTGTTCACCGCTGCGATGGTGGCGATGTTATTGCCATCCTCGTAGGTGCCTGCGCCTTTGGGCACACCGACTAGGATTCGAGTGTCGTCTTTCAGTCGTTGTGCAAGATCCTTCAGGGCCTGCTCAACCTGCTGCTTGCCGATGAGGCTTACGGTGGGGGCGATCATACGCAGATGGCTCCCATGCCAGCCCGGTTGACCAGGTGCAGGTATTCAAGGCCATATGGAGTGAGCGCCAGTGCTGCCTCCCACGCCGTCAGCGAGGCGTTCGCAGCAGGAACCGCATAAGACACGGACTCGTCTCGCACGCTCTTGCTGGACACGGCGTAGGGTGTCGAGGCGCTACCGTCCGACGAGGTTGCATCGGAGGTTGCTGCCCTCCACGTCAGATAATGAGCCGTAAGGGCGAACCATCCGCGCTGCAGGAACGAATAGGGCTGGTAAAGGCCCCAGCGGCAGGCGCCGAGCTCACTTTTGGCGATGTTCAGCGCCTTGGTGATCTTGGCGTCCGACCATTTGACCGGCTCTGCGAACTCTTCGTAGAACTCGCGGAAGTCCGCGACGATCTGCGGCGTCACATCAACATTGATTTCTGCCACGTCGCGCACCTCTGAAATGAATAAGCCCCGCACTTGGCGGGGCTTCTGTGTAGCGGGTCAGCCTTACTTCTTGGCGAGCGCCGCCTTCAGGTCCGTCTCCAGCTTCTGGGAACGAGCCTGCTCCTCGGTCAGCTTGTCCTGCGCAGTCTTGAGCTGGCCCGGCAGGTCCTTCAGGTCCGTCTCCAGCTTCTGACGGCTGGACTGCTCAGCAAAGAGCTTGTCCTTGTAGTGTTGATTCTCGTCCTGGAGCGTACGAATCAGTGCTGAATAGTCAGCTCCGCCTTCATCAGCCTTGTCCGGCGCACCAGTAACCAGCACGCCGTGCTGTTCCCAGAACGAGCCTTTCGCCAGTTCGTACTGAGCATCGGTGGTTTGCTCACCGACACCCACCGAGCTGCCATCCGACAGGAACACCGGATTGGCGCTGGTATTGGTGTAAACCTTCTTCGAAGTCATGTGACCTCCTTAGATGCCGTCGACGTAGGCGTGGGACATCGGAACGCGCAGCTCTGTACCAGCAGTGCGCACCACACCGGCCGCCTCGAAGCGCAGACCGCCGTGAGACGGGATAGGCGCGTTCAGCGTGTACGGCATTGGCAGGTGGAACTTCGCGAACTGGGCGTTTTTGGTGTACGCCATCATCCGGTCAGTACCGCCGACGCCGGCACCTGCCAGCTGCAGGATTGGCTCGAAGGTGATGTTCAGCACCCGTTCCAGGTAGCTGATCAACGTTTCCGAGGTGTTCGGGATGCGGAATGTGGTCAGTTGCCCGTACTGCTTGAGCGGCAGCAGGATGTGGGTCGGACGGAAGATGCTGTTGGTTTGCACCGAGTAAACCTGAAGGATCAGGTTGTTCAGCAGGGTCAGCATGTCGCTTGCTGCGGCATCCGGCGTCTCGGCCAGGATCTGAGCGAAGGTCTTGTTCGCACCGCCCAGCAGAGTGCCGGTAGCGAGAACAGGAACGCCCGGATACTTGATCAGACCGCCAGTTGCCAGTGAGGGCCAGCGCGCATCACCCACCATCGCAACGCGGTCAAGCCATTGCTCGGTCAGGGTGCGGGTCGCGATCGGCTTCTCAGCCAGGTAGTTGATCGCACCGCCGAAGCCCTGCGCGTTCGCCATTTCCATGGCCTTGCCGACTTCGATCTGGGTGTAGGTGTAGCCCAGGCCAGCCTGGACCACGTCAACGCCACCGATCTTCGATGCGATCTCAGCCAGCGGGAAGTCGTGGGACAGGTCGCCGATTGGAGCAGGCTCACCCTTGTAGTCGAGGACCTTGAAGCCGATCGACTCGATGTAGTCCGGTGCCGAGGTGTCGACATTCAGCACGCGGGGATACTTGATCTCCGCGTACGGCTGACGCAGCACTTCCTGTTCGATATACGTCAGGTTGCCGATCAGAAAGCCCAGTTGCGCTTGGGCCTGTGCGTCCATTGTTCTCATGTGAGCGCTCCTTAAGCGGCAATGGTGGTTGGGTTGATGGCCTTGACTTGCATCAGTGCCAACTCACCGGCCGCAGCAGCGGTCAGGAAGGTGCAGCCCGGAAGCAGGTGATTGCCGGCGGTGCTGGCGTTGGTCAGTTCGCCAGTGGTTGGCTTGGCGTAGACCTGAGCACCGACGGTGGCACCATCGATGGTCTTGACCCAGATGCGGCCATGGCTGACACGGCTGGTTTCTTCACCGACGCGGTAGCTGCCTGGAAGGTTCGCGCTGCCTTGACCTTGGCCGGTCACGTAGCTGGTGCTGACGCCTACGGTCTTGGCCACGGAGATGCCGAGGAAGAAGCCCACGCCTGCGCCAGGCAGGGCATCACGCTTGGAGGCGGAGCCAGAGACCACGGCGCGGGCGAACGGGATGACAACGTCTGCCACACCGGTGGTGACGTCGGCCATAGACAGGTCATTGATCTGACCTTCGTAGGCCTTGCCAGCGTACTGGCCAAAGGTATCAATTGCGGTGGCCATTACTTTTCACCTCGCAGGAACTTGGAGTAGGTGTCGGAGCCGTCAGTGGTCAGCTTTGGAGCCTTGGCGGCGTCCTTGGCGAACTGGGTCAGGCTGTCGTTGGTTTTGGTTCCGTCGTCGTCATCGTCATCCTTCTCGTCCGCTTCATCAGCGGCAGCGTCGAACGCGGCAACAACGTAGGCCTCGGACTTGGTCGCCCAGTCGCGGGTCGGCTTCAGCTGCGCCATGGCGGCGCGCTTGATTTCCAGCGGGGAAACCAGACCTTTGGCGTCGAAGGACTTCACGACTTTCGAGGCCAGGGCGATGGTGTCGAGGGTGGCTTTGACACGGAGGCCGATGGCAGAGTCAGAGGTGGCCTTTTTGGCTTCCTCCAGTTCTTCTTCGGCTGCGTCCTTGGTGGCCTCAGCCGTATCTGCGCGATCGCTCGCTTCGTCGAGTGCCTTCATGAGCCGTGCAATGCCGTCCTCGACGATCACTGCATGCTCTTCATCCAGCACGACAGAGAGGGTTTTTTTGGAGTCCAGAAAGAGCTTCCGGGTCGCCATAGTGGGGATACCTTTCGGTTTGTGATCAAAAATACGGGCGACCTTTCCGGCCCGTGCTGCTTGTACAACCGCGATGTGGTTGATCTTGATGTCGCGCTGCTCGTACTCGTAGGGCGTGCCGTCTGGGGCAACGCCCGGCGCGCGGACGTATTCAGCCGTGTAGCCTGGAGAGAGCTCCGCTTTGCCTGACTGGATGTCATCGATGGCCGACTGATCCTTGATGACCTTGTCGGTTACCAGGTTCTCACCGTCCCGCTCGACGCCGCGTACGTGACCGACCGAGACCTCCTTGAAGGTTTTGGAGTCGACCAGGTCTTCGGGGTGGTCGTTGGTGACGTCCTTGTCGAGGTACGTCGCCATGGACTCGGGGTCGAACACCTCTTCGGGGGAGCGGTACACGTTGACGATCCGCTCGGGGCCGTCGAGGTCCAACTCGCTGGAGAGGTACTGATAAACCCCGGTGCGCGCCGCAATGCCCTTCACGCACAGGAAACCTTCAGGCGTGAGGGTGCGAGACGTAGGCGCGAACGTCTCGTCGATGGTCATTCGTTTCATGGGTTACCCGTTCTTGTCGGGGAAGTAGTTCACGCCGGGGATCATGGAGATGGCGACACAGCGGCAGAGAGGGTGATGCTTGCCCGGCTTCAGCCCGGTTTGTCCGGCCCACGTTGCACCGACACCGACCTTGTAGACTCCCTCGCCAAAGCCGATGTCCTGGCGGGCTATGCCGTAACAGCTGATCTTGGCGTTCGGGTATTTCCCCGCAGGGTTACCAGAAACACGCACGTCGCCGGCGTCTTCTGACTTGTAGTACTCGATCCCCGCTGCAGCCTGTCGCTTCTCGGTCAGGTCGGCGTTGATCTGTGACATCTGGTCTCGCGCTATCAACTTGGCACGGCGGGCGGTGATGCCTGTCTGCTCCTGAATCTGCCTGGCTATGACTGATGGGGCAGCGCCGCTCTTCATTCCGCCCAGGACGATCGTTTCCACTTTCTGGAAATACTCGGTCTTGACGGACTTGATCAGGTTGACGTTTTCAGCGATTGAGGCTTCCAGGTAATCCTGCATGCCTTTGGGCCGCGTGATCAGTTCGAAGTCGATACCGACAGCCCGGTTGATCGAGTTGCGGAAGTCCTCAGCATTATCGGCCTCGGCTCGACTGATCGTGCTCGCGGCCACCCGCTGAACCTGCGCATCAAACAGCGGCGTGACGAATCGCTGTGACACGCTGCGAATCGCCTTCAGGATTTCTTCCGTCCAGCTGCCATCGAGCGTCATGCGGCTGTCAGCGATGTAGTCGGGCTTCAACCGCTTGAGCTCAGGCTCGACGGCCGCAACCAATTCACCCGCCATTAACCGGACCATCGCTCGAAGCTGCCCACGGTAGAACTGCTCCACATCCTTGCTCGGCAGGACCGGTTTAGGGGCTCGGGGTTTCCTTGGCCGTTTTTCCATCAGTGCTTTGTTGAGGGCGGTCAGGCTTTGAAGCGGCGTCAGCTTTTTGCGGGCTTCCATTCTTCACCACCAAGGACGATTGATGCCAGTGGTAGAGGGTTGGCGCGGATGGCCTCCAGCTCTTCATCTGTGGGGTCGTACTTGAGGCTCAGATGAGGCAAGAAGGTCGGATAGCTGTGCACGGCGCCAGAAGCTCCGATCTCGTTGAAACGAGCTTGAAGCTCTGGAGAATCCAGCTTAACAACCAACGCACGCCACGGGGCCTGACCAATAATCTCGTACTCGGTCGTCAGATTGGCTGTGTACAGACCGATTTTCGGTGAGCCTGCTGGAATGCCGTCGCGGGCATAGAACAGGGTCACATGCAGATCATCAGCCAGAACGCCACTGCCAATACCAGCGCTCAGCACGTGCTCCGCGATAACGCTGGCAGACAGGCTGTCAGGCTTGACCGAAACGAATCCATTCGGAGCAGCGTCCGTGGTGGTCTTCCCTCCAAGGTTGAACTCAGGCAAGTCATCCCCGTCATCACCTAATCCTGCGTCCTGGTCCTTCTCTAACTTCTCTTGCGCGGCGATTTGCTCGTCGGTGATCGCGTAGGTGCCTTTGGCCTGAGCTTTGCGCATCGCATGGCTTGGCTTGATCACACCGTTCTCGATGTACAGCGCATCAGCCTGAGCCTCGGCCAGATCCTCCTGAGCCTGCTCGACACCAGAGGTCTGAGCCAGCGGATTCCATTCGAACTCGATGTCGTCCGGGTAGGTGCCCAGCGCGGAGCGGATCAGCACCTGATCCATAAGCTCGAGGTCCAGCCTCATTTGGCCGTCCTGCTTGCCCTTGATCGTTCCGTGGTAGGTCTTCAGGTCGCCTTCGCCATTGGCACTCAGTCCGGAGGCTGATTGCCCCCAAAGCTCGGTCACCGGCATCTCGGCAGCGCCTGCCGTCCACACCATGAATTGCTCCATGATCGAGCTCAGCCCTGAGAACGCGATGCTGTTGCGCTCGTAGGTCTCGCTTTCCTTGTCCAGCAGGCCAAGGTTCACGATGGACTTGAGCATGCCGAACATTCGGTAGCGCTCGGTCACGTTGTCGCACTGGGCGCTGGCAAGTGCTGCCTTCAAACCACTGACGCTGATCGTGTCGACGTTGGCTTCCAGCACCAGAGAGGCAATGCCCCCCTTGGTCGCCACCACATCGCGCAGGTCTGACATGCAACGACGCAGACGACTGTCACCCCAACCCTGTTCGAACTGACGCATGCGCCGCGGCAGGCGAGCACCCGTGCGGCGAATGATGTGGCTGTGATGAATCTTCTGCTGCCCATTCACCATCATGTAGAACTCTGGAAGCATCCAGTTAGGCGCCAGAGGGTTGGTGAAGTTGAACTCGGTCGGCTGAATGTCCCAGCGGTCGAACACCACCAGGTTCTTCAGCCCGCCCTTTTTGATCTTGTCGAGGTTGAGCGGTTGGCTCAGGTCCTGTCCGGTCACCATCAGGATCGCAGCACCACCGTACAAGTCAGCCCAGCAGCAGGTATCAAGGTAGGCCTGTTGCACTCCCAAGCGGCGCTCTTCGTTCGCGATCTCTTTAGCCTGCTTGCCGCTGAATGCCCGCCACTCTCTCAGGGCGTCCTCGTTGGGCTTATCCACGATCCGGCGTGCGAGCCAGTTCGATTGATACGCCGCTTCCAGCTCATACGGAGTGACGAACTCGAAGCCGAATTGACTGTGTGAGCGCTTGTCCCGGTTGGTGCCAATGTTAGCGACCATGTTCGAGAGACTGTCGGTTGTGATGACCGCCCCCGCAGTCACAGAAATTCGCGGTTTATTTGTGGTCATAGATTGATCAATCCCGCGCCACGAAATGGACGCATCTGAATTCGTGGCGCGAGTTATTCGTTAACCGGCGGTTCGCGCAGCTTCGATTGCTGGATCACCCTGGACACCGCGACCGCAATGCTGAGCCCCATGTTCACGACCGCGAACACCAGTGGATCAACTGCCCCCTGAAACACTGACCACCCCGCCGCTGCCGCATTGAGCACTGCACCGGCCACCGCCAATTGCACACTGGTCATTCGCCAGGCCTTACGCCATTCAGGGATGAGTGCCATGGTCGATATCCGGGGGCAGTAGTTTTTCAAGGTTCTGGGCGTATCGCTTCCAGTCATCCCGGCTCGCTGTCATGCGTCGAAGGTCGGCGTCTCTGGACGCTGACGGCTTAGGGCATTCACTTGGCGCTGACGTGTACCGGTTTACTGTTGTGTGCTGCACTGGCGGATCAGTCTTAATCACTTCTCTCGGCGCGCAGCCGGCAAGCAAAAACACCACAACCAGTGCGCACCTCACTTTGGCCGTCCGTTGAGCGTCAGCTGCTTCACGGCATCGGTGAGTGTGTCCACGCGGTATTCCTGCTTCTCTGTCGAGGTCTTCACCACGCCAAGGGTCACCCCGTACGCGTCGAGTGTTCGCTCGATTGAGCCGATCCGCTGGATGGTCACGGCTTGGGTGGTCTGGTAGTTATTCAACGCTACCTGGAGGGACGACAATGAGGACACCACGTAGCTGAACGCAGCGAGCGCCCCGAGGGAGATAACGGTTTGCAGGATAGGCACGATGAGCTTGAACATCGTACTGTCAGCGATGCGCGAGACTTCAGTCATGGTGACATCCAGAATTAAAAGGCCCGAAGCATCCGGGCAAAGGAGCGCTGGGGAGCAGCACGATAAGATTCAGGGTCGAATGAGGCCCTCGCTGAACATGGCGATCAGAGGTTCCGAGGGGTTTGGGGAAATGCACATCCGGGAAAGCATCCACTTTGGTAGCGGCTTTCCTCGGAGGTACAAAAAAGCCCGGCATGGCGTCCGGGCTTTTTCACATCAGGTCACTTCAGGCGTATTCAGCAGATCGGCAGCGCGAAGCTTTCGGGCTTTGGCTTGGCCGAGGTCATTTCGAAGTGATTGCTGGATGCACGCAGATTGGACTTCAACTGTTCGTCGGTGGACTGGCTGCCCGTTCGCCATGAAGCGAGGGTCATTTCCAGACGCGTGAGCGCCACACCCTGCGGCTCGCCCATGGTGCGAACCATGTGATACGCGGAGGTTACCGGATCGGCCAGGGCGGTCAGGGAGAAACAGGACAGGCATGCGGCGAGCGCAAGACCCAGGTACATGGAGAGTCGCTTAATCATTCGGCATTCCTCGAGGTTATTTTCGTTCGCCCACAAAAAAGCCCCGCACAATGGCGAGGCTTTGGGTTGCGTTTGCGCTGGGGGTGATTTGCGCACTGTGGGAAAATTACCCCAAAACCCCCACCATGGCAAATAGTTTATGCAGCATGTTCGGAATTCTCTGCATGAATGACCTGCCAAATCGGTTGTTGAGCCTCAATGTCTACCTCGTGGATGGCTTGGCGCAGAAAGTCCCAGATCTCCAACCAGTCACGATTCCAGTGTTTCGGCTCGATGGTGATCCCGTACAGCTTATGCATCCCCTCCGCTACCCGTGCCGGCCCCCACGCCGGCCCACCATGAACCTCCGCCTTGTACGACTGCAGGGCCACCGTGATCATGCAGTGGACCTTTGCGGACTTGGCGTCGGTCAGCGCCGAGAAATCCACCTCGCTCCAGATCAGCTTCTCGGCGTTGAGCATGTGCACCGCCGTCATGCATGGGTGGTACAGGTAGTGCCCGAACTGCTGCACCTGGAACGGCAGTGTGTCGATGGCTCTGAGAACCTTGCCGATGGTCGCCAGGTGAGCGGCACGCGCGGTTGATCGGCCGATGGGTGTCCGGCGAGTCTCCGAAATGCTGATCCGCTGGCGAACGACCTGAATGCGTTCCTCCTTGTCGTCACCCAACGCAGCGAACACGGCTTCCCGGCGTTTTACCCGCTCAGTCCTGACCTTGGTTGCGGTCTCCGCCTTTTCAGCCGCTATCGCGCTAATGGAGGCATTTGATTCGTGCTGTGCGTCCGACCATGCCTGACGCGCTCCGATAAGTCTCATGCTGCTGCTCTCCCCTTCAGCTCTTTGGTCTTTGCCCGATACAGCGCCGTCAGCGCCTTCAGTTCATCAATCGTGTACTTCTTCGGCTCATGCAGCCCCTCAAGCCACTCAACCGCTTCCAATCCAATCTTCTCGATCAGCCTTGGTCGATACCCCAGCAGGTTGCCGGACTTGCCCATGTTGCAGTTGCGGTTGCATTGCAGATGGACGTTCAGCGGCTCGAAGCGCAGTTCTGGCGCGGCAGCGGTTGTCCGATAGTGGCCGGCGCAGTACTGGACATCCGCCGTGGTGCCGCAACTGATGCAGGGCTGGCCGGCATCACGCTCACGAATCCAGGCATTGAAAGCGTGTTGCGTGTCCTTGAGGTGATCCGCCCTGCTCTTCAGCTTTTCCTTGCGAACCTTGATCTCGCGGCGCTCGCGCTGAGCAATCGACTTGCGCTGCTTTTCCTGCGCCTGGCGGGCCAGCACTACTGCGCAGTCCGGCGAGCACCATTTCTGAAAGCTGCGGGTCGGCGTGAAGGTCGCGCCACACCCAGCGACTCGGCAGCGCTTCGGCCGCATCGGCTTTGTGGATTGCGGAATCAAAGCCCACCCCCGAATTGATGCGCGCACGGGTTCGAGTGGTAGCTGTGCTCGAGCATGGCGGCGATGGCCCGAATGAGGCCCTTTGCGAACTCAGTCATAGCGACCACCCCACAGATCCTTCTGCGTCCATCGCACCTGGTGCTCGGCGCCAAACGCGGAAACCCACTCGATCAACTCGGCGCACTTGCTCACGGTGAGCTTGCTTGTGCGCTCGTACAGGACGTCGATGCCCTTCCCGTCGATAGCCGGGATCATCTGGATCGTTTCGCCGCTCTCACGCAGCCATGCGGCGGTGCAGAGTCGTTTCCAAACGGTGACATCCCACTTTCGGCCGGCGTGCTCAACCTGACGGGAGATGTCGGCCAACATGGCGTGCAGTTTCTTGTTCTGCTCGCCGTTGCGGTCCGGCTCCTTGATGACGATCAGCTTCGGCTTCGTGAAGTCCGTGGCGTGCAGGATGCCCATGAGGCGGCTGGTGTCTTCGCGGCTGCGCATGAGGACTTCAGTCATGGCTGGCCTCCTTGCTCATGGCGGCATCAATGGCTGCATCCATCTTCTCTTCGCTGCACTTCGTGCTGATCTCGTACTGCACAACGTCATCCTGACGTAGCCAACGATATCGCTCGGCATCCTTACGCAGCGCCTCGTTCTCCAACCTCAGCGCCTCACAGTCAGCCAGCACATCACTCGGTACGGCCAGTTGCTGTCTCAGATCCAACACCTCAGCCGAAAGCTTTGTGAAGCCTTCCACGGCCTCTTCTAATTTCTTCAGGGTGTCTTCGTTTTCGAGTTCAAGGCGTTCGTTCTCGGCCTTGAGCTTCTCAATTTTTTCATGGCGCCGGGCCGCAATATCACGCTGAATGTCCAACTGCAGGATCGCAATTGACCTTTCGTTGATCAGCTCCAGCACCGCGGCAGGTGTAGCCACCGTATAAGCGTGCCCGAGCGAACGATGGTGCTCAGCCAGCGCCTTCAGCTTCTGAATGTCGGTCATGGCTTCACCTTCACGCCTGCGGCTTCGATGGATTGATGGCAGTAGCGAATTGCCTGATTCCAACTAAGGTTCGCGCCTGACTGCTGAGGCAGCTCAATCACCAGCACTGCGCGTGAGGCTTGCCAGCCAGCCCAGGCAGTTCCGACCAGCGTATTTACGAGATCCGATCCCTCGCCGTGTTTGTTCAGAACCCGATAAGGAAAGCCGTCATCCATGTCCTCTTCGGTTCTGGATGCGGCGAGCAGTTCGGCATCTACTGCAAACTTGATCGCCGCCCAGGCCTCGAACTCTTCCCGCATTTTCTCGATGCTCATTTGAACAATGCTCCCTGCTGAGCAGGCGCAGTAACCCGCTGAACTTTGTGGTGCAAGCCGTAACCGGCTACCACGACGATGATGGTCAGGACGATCCAGATTCGGTTGGTCATGAGGCCACCCGCGGCGTGAGCTTCGATTCCGCAGCCACCCGAATGAAAGACGCTGCAGTCGCATAGATGGCTGCCAGAATCGGGAAGCCGGCATAGACCAAAGCAGCGACGTAAAAGGTATGCACGAGGATTCCAAATGCCTTCTTGTAGAGCGACCGGCCTTGGATCTTCTCTGCAAGATCCTGAGTCATGCCGAGACACCCGAGGAACAGAAACGCAACCATGATGCTGATCATCCAGAAGGCGAACGTCCTCACGTCAGCGCCGCCCAGCACCAGGCTTGCAAGCATCGCTACGTCCATTACGCGCGTGAAAACTTGAGTCGATTTCTTCATACGCACCCCCTGATCAGACGGACGTTGCTAGGCCCTTGCGCTGCCCGACGCTGACTGCCGTCATGGCGCACAAGGCGGTTATCCGCACCCTTGGTCATGAGCGTCATGTCGTGGTAATTCCGGGAGACCTGGAAGCCCTCAGACTTGAGGGCGTCGATTGTTTTCTGCTGGTTGGGGGTCATCACGAAGCCCTCCGAGGAATGCGCGCCGAGGCCCCTTCGAACACAAGGCCAATGCCGCGCCCTTCGCGCAGACGATCCACGCTGCGATCGCCCAGCACGGTGCCAAGCTCCTTGGCGTCGATGTTGGAGATGACGATGGTGGGCAGCTGCTCCTCGTACCGGCCATTGATCACGGCGAACAGGGTTGCCAGTTCGAACTCAGTCGGCTTGGTGGCGCCTACCTCGTCGATGATCAGCAGCGATGGTTCGACCAGGCTGGCGAATGCTTCCGCCTCGGTGTAGGTCGCCTTCTCGCCGTAGCTGCCCTTGATGTACTGCAGGAGTCCACCGACGGTGCGATACACGGCTGTCGCCTTGTGGTTCACGATCACGAAGCCAGCGATGGCCGTGGCCAGATGCGTCTTGCCGGTGCCGGGAGTGCCGGTCATCACGATGCAGCGGCCGTCAGCCATGTGCTGCGGGAAGTTGTCGGCGTACTCGATGCACTTCGCGAGATTGGCTTTCTGATCGGCCGTCTCCGCGCGGTAGTCCTGGAAGTTCTTGCCCATGAAACGGCGCGGAATCAGGGAGGCCCCCAGCTTGCGCTCCAAGCGCTCTTCGGCGATTCGGGCGTACATCAGGCGCTGTTCTTCCTGATCACGGCGCAGCTGAGCGTCGGCGGCGCAGCCGGGGCAGCCCGAGGCGACATCAGAGTTCTTCCGGATGATCGCGGCATAGGCGCCGTGGCTTGGGCATTCAGCGGCCTGTTTGGCGACCACACTGAAACGGCGCTCGATTTCGTTGACGGTCAGGTCGACCTTCGGGGATTCAGAAGTCATAGGTGCCATCCCCGCGAGCTGTCAGCCCGGCCTTGTAATCGCGTTGGTCGAAGCCGGTGTGGCGGCTGGTCGGAAGGTGATGGACGTTGCTCGGCGCCTGAACCTCGTCCTCCCAGCGCTTGCCGTTGAGCCAGGTTGCCGGGTGCGGAATGAACTGGCCGTTGTCCTTGGTCCAACCCGGCGAGACGCACTGCTTGGCGAGACCTTGGGCGATCAGGGTGAAAAGGTCGTCAGTGACCTTGAGTTTCTTCCACGCCTTTTCGGCGGCTGCTTTTCCTTTCTTGTTCGGGTAGATCTTCCAGAACTTCGGGAACAGGTCGGCCGCCGGCGCTGGCGCCGAAGTCTTTTGATCTTCTAATGGTTTATGGTTAGTGGTTAATGGTTCTTGGTTAGGTGCCGGTTCGTGCACGAGTGGTGCACGGTTCGTGCTGTTTGAAGCACGCTTCGTGCGCTTGTCTGCTTCGCGCTTTTCGGCAATTTCTTTGTTTTTCAATGCGGTAGCGTGGTATGCCGCTACTTCGTCCCGAATGCGGGCCTGCACGTAAAAACCATCAACCACCTCGAAGAATTTGCGCAAAACAAACTCAACAGCTGCGATTTCCTCGTTGTTTTTGGCCCAGCACCAGTCGATCGCCTCATCCATGGTGGGGAAGCGTTCACGGTCGTAGCACGCATCGAGCAAGAGCGTGTACGCCCCGTGCTCAAGCATGGAAAGGCGCCCCGCCTTCTTGTGGTAATCACCGATGTTTCGCTTGAAGTAATGCATCATGCGACCTCCCTTTGATGCTTGAGGGCCGCATTGATGAGGCGCTTTTTCGCGTTGTTCACTGCACTGCGAGCGACATCCTTTGCTTTGAACTGGTCGAAGCAGAACACTTCAAGTTGCTCGTAAATAGGGTTGTCGCGAGTCACCCTGGCGTGATCGTTGTAGGTCTTGTCGAACAAGGCCATGCGATCCAGCAAGGCATACTTAGCGGTGCGCAGTGCGCTCAATGCTTTCGTGTACTCAATGGCGCGCAGGCCAACGGCCTCTAGTTGGCTCATGATTCGATCCTCAGAGTTTCAGCCATCAAGGCGCGCTGATGGCGAAGCATGAACACCTGATGAAGCTTCGCTTTGCGCTGCTCGAATTCCATGCCGACGTCTATGAGCGACGCGTTGAGGCGTTGCATGTGCTCGACAGCTTTAATCTGGCATGGCGAAAGGGTGTCGCGGATGGGGTAATTCGCAGCCAGGCCATGCTCGGCGCGGTACTGCTTGGAAGACCCGCCAAGAACTACTCGGTTGATCAGGTCAAATTCATTGCTGAAATGAAACGGCTTCAACTCTTTACCAGCGGACAGGCGCGTGTATTTCACAGCGTCCGTCATGGCAAATGATTCGAGGCGCGCCCGCTCACGAGATTGGCGACCTTCCGCGGCTTCGATCTGTCCAGTCACCACCGCATCGAAGGTGCGAATCACGTGCAGGTGAAATGCCGGGCTTATCCACATTGCGTAGCTGTAGATCAGCTCACGGCTAACGTAGGTACCGCCATAACGCCCAGGCTTTGCTGCTATTGGGCTAAAACCCGGATTTTCCGTAATTAAAAACCCTTCAATTTCGGAAGTAGCCTGCAAGCTCAACCATTCATTAGGTCGAATGTCTTTGGCAACGCCGTCAGCTTTCGCGGCCTTCTCAAGGTCATTAAGAAAATAGCGCCCCTCCTCGTCCTGCCGGATTTTCACTCCAGAGATAACGATAGGTGCAGAAACCTGCGCCACGTTTTCCGAAACAACGAAACGTGGCGCGGAATGGATTGATGCTGTGTTGACATTATTCTGTTGAGTGCGCATTATTCGCTCCAGAACGTTGTTGCAAGCGCTGTAAAAAGAACCGACCTAGTCCGTCGGTTTTTTTGTGCCTGCGATTTGGTGGTTGAATCATTCACTGGCAGTTCCTCATGAGTCCCTCAGGGGCTAATCAGCCCTTACGGAAGGCTCTGACGTTGCTTCTGGATGGGTCAGGACGGAGCTGAGAAAGCGCTTTGTTGATCAAAAACGCGCCCATTTCTTCAGGCGTCATTCCTTTCAACTTCGCAACAAGCTCAAGCTCGGCCCTGCCCCTCATATCGAGCTGAATCTCCAGCTCTTTCTTTTCAGGCACAGTCCCTCCTCGGCTACTTCAAGCCACGTCAGTCTTCGCGTTAAGCTCTTCCATCATCTGGTTCAAAGCACGCTCGAGCAGGTCACGCGCCAGTACTGCCTTTTGGGTTCTGTGGAACCTGGCCATTGCTGTAAGTAAATCGTCTGCTACCTCGTCGAGGCGCACCTTCGTAGCCTTATCGCGCAGGTGGTTAGGGTCGGTGTACATGTGCTGCTCCTTGTGGCTGATGAAATGGTTAAGCGGCAGTAAGGGATTGCTTTTCAGGAGGGAACGCATCATCGAGTCCGCATTTGGCCCCTAGAGCGTTCAATGCCTTGACGATGAGGCGGGCCTCGCTAAGCCCAGGGCTTCGCAGGCCGGATTCGTAGTTCGCCAGGCGGGACTGATTCCAGCCGAGCGCCCGGCGTAGCGCGGCCTGAGTCACCCCAGCCCTCTCGCGGATCATTCGGACTTGATTCATTTGGTGCTCCTCCATAGTTGAACACAGGATAAACACGCATCGTGTTAAAGGCAAACACAATAAGTGAAAGCCGGTTATTTCATTTCGTGATGAAATCCCGCGCATGAACGAATCTTTAGCGCAACGCATCAAGCGGTTAAGAAAAGCGGCCGGCCTCTCACAGGCTGAACTGGCCGAGGCTTGCGGCTGGAAGTCGCAATCTAGGGTGGGAAATTACGAGGCAGGTACTCGGGAGCCGACACTCGCGGATCTCGCGGCGATTGCTTCCGCAGTGGGGGTGCCGGAGTCAGAGATTATTCTGAATACCTCCCTCGCCGCGCCAGTCATAGCTCAATCAGTGGCAACAGGCGCGGTTGATATGGTTCGCGAGATGCTCGCCCAAAGCGGGAAATCCCTGCCGATCCACGTAAAGCAGAAACTATTGGCTGCGGCGGAGGCGAACTCTGAGCAATCAAGCAACGTGGTCTCTGCTGATTTCTCTGGACTCCGAGTCAAGCCGGATGAAGTGCTCATTCCGCAGTACGACATCCGTGCAGCCATGGGGCACGGCCAGGTACCTCCTGACTACAACGAGACGATGCGAAACCTGATCGTCCGTGAGGATGTGCTGCGCGAGAAAGGCGTGACCTACACGGCGCTGAATGCCTTGGCAGTCATTACTGGATGGGGGCAAAGCATGGAGGGCACCATCAACGACAAGGATCCAGTGATCGTAGATCGCGGGGTTACGGAGTTTGTTGGTGATGGAATCTACGTGGTCACCTGGCATGGCTTGCTGTACATCAAACGTCTGCAGATGGCAGATGAAGATCATTTCTGGCTGATCTCGGATAACGAGAAGCACAAGGATCAGCAGGCCAGAATTGACGATGTAACGATCCACGCGAAGGTTCTGCTGATCTGGAACGCTAGAAAGGCTTGATAACCGCTCAATAAAAGGCCCGCCATTGGAGCGGGCTTTTTTATGCCTGCTAGAAAGGTGCCGGCGCCTCCGCCAGCTCCACGTCATCAACCTGGACCGGCCGATCATCATCACTGGCCGCTTCCCACTCCAAGGTTATCGATTCTTCCTCGTCGTTTATCGTCAGGTCGATGCCATCTGTGTCTGACAGAACCCCAAGGATCTCGTCCCACTCCCGCTGACCGTCCGTGTCCAGGCGATGAATCGTCACCCGTCTATCCAGCTGCGCGACGGGATGGTTGACCATGTTCGAGACCCTTATTACCAAGCGTTCCATGCCAGTCATGGGCTTGGTTTCACGTTGCTGTTTCTGGGGCTTTGCCATCAGCTACTCCTTGATTGCTGTATGCATATACAGTTGTTTCAAAAAGCATATCCCACCTTTGCAGAGCGCGTCACCAGATTTTTCTCTGTGTTTATTTCAAATAAAATCACATTACGTGTTGACGAAATAAACACGATGCGTGATAGTTCACCCATCGCAGCGACAAACCAACGGTGCGACAGGGCCTCAAGAGACCCGCCGCTCTTTAACATCGATAGACCGCCGAGCCTTCAGGCATAGAAGGCCAGCAACCCAACAGGGCAATGCTGCAAACAGGTGTGACGGCAATAGCGCTGTCATTCAAGCGACACGCAAGCCGCGAACGAGGGCGGAAGCGTGATACCGGATGAGCGACCGGGGCCTGATTTGAAAAATCAGATTTCCTCAATGGCCTTGCATGCAGGGCCATTCGGGAAGCAGCATAGAGTGACGATTTAGGAGGTTTTATGAACAAGAAGGAATTGGCCGGAATGGCGCCGGAGTTGCTGGAGGCGCTGGAGGAACTTTTCAAAGAGTACTGCAAGCAAATGGCAAGCGAATACGACTTCCCTGGCCGAGATTGGACGCCAGAGCGCGATGACGACAAGGCTGCCTTGAAGGCCAAGGCGCTGATCGAGAAAGCGCGCAGCACGTAACCACAACGAAATCAGACAGGCCCGCCAAATGCGGGCTTTTTTGTGGCTGCGATTCACTGAAGCACCTGGGCGACCGGGTGCTTTGGGAATCCACTGGAGGAACACGAAATGCCGAATTGGGTAACCAACAAAGTCAGCGCCCCAAAAGAGGTTCTGCAATCGCTGATCAACGCGGATGGTCGGATCGACTTCAACATGCTGATCACTTTTGCCGGATCCTTCCCCTGGAGCGGGATTGATAGTGCTGCCGAGCAGTGCGCCGAGGTCATAACCGCTCAACCGCTGGATGGGCACCCGCTGATTGCCTCACTTCAGCAATCGAATCGCCGAGGCGCCAATGCGCTGAAGCTCAGCGACGAGCAGTTTGAACAGTTCGTACAGATGCTGCGCAACAAGCGTCAGACCGGGCACTTCCATACCCTGGACTTCGCCAACGCAAACTGGGGCACGAAGTGGAACGCCTGCGACCAAGATCCAGATATCGAATCAGGCACCTTGAAATTCGATACCGCTTGGAGCTGCCCCGAGCCCGTCCTTAAGGCCCTATCCGCCAAGCATCCTGAAGCCGAAATTTGCGTGGTTTATGCCGATGAAGACATCGGTAGCAACTGCGGGACGCTGAAGCTGAAAGGCGGCGACTTTGTGTCTCGTGATGAATCGAAAGGCTGGAACAAAATGTCGGAGGCCGATCAAGAAAAGTGGCAGGCCTTTGCATATGAGGTGAAAGGCTGGGAGCCGGAGTCGGACGAAGACTGACCCATCACTCCTGCGCATTCACAGAGTGCGCAGTGGGATGTGGAAGACTTCTGCACCGCGCAACGCGGCCCCCTGCATCACCCCCTACCCCACAACGACCGCATCGACAGGTGCCCGCGTGCTTCACGGCACGGGCTTGGTCACCTGCGCGGGCATCTGATCAATGCGGTCTCAGCTCGCCACGGAGGCGACCATGACTTACGAAGTGATCATTGAGGAGTTCGTCCTCGAAGTGTTCATCACCACCATCGTTGATGTGAAAGCTTCGCCGTCCACCTGGGCAAGCGATTGGGACCACAGCGGCTATCGCGAGCTGGAGTTCGAAGTCTGGTCAGGAAAGAGCTACGACGATGACGGCGTGCCTATGGATCTGGGCAAGAACGGTTGCGCGGCAGCTGCTGAACAGTACGCCGAGGAAATCGAAGCCGAGCTTTGGCGCCAGATCAATGCGGCAAAGACTGGTCGGAGGGCAGCATGACACCTCATGACATCGCGATTCACCGGATTGAAAGCGAGCTCAAGTACATCCCGACCTCGATCCTTCCGGTCCACATTGCAGAGCGGGCCTGTATGGCCGCCTACCTGTCCTACGAACTCTCGGTGATTACCGCTCAAGAGCGTGACGATCTGGTGAAGCGTATCCGCGCCGCCGAGATGATTCGCTTCCGTGAGCTTCTGGAGGCTGCAGCATGAGCACGCCAATCGTGAAATCCCTGATCGACGAGCAGATCGACGACATCGAACGAAAGCTGGCGGTGATGGGCTTCGGCCTTCCGTTCAACGAGGTGCTCGGCCTGCCGCGCGAGATGCGGGTGTGTGATCTGAAACAGCGCCTGGCACCGAGCATGAAAGGTCGGCGGATCGCGGTGAGGGTTCGGCCATGAGCAGTCTTGATCTCTGGAAAGAGCTGATCGCTGAATCACTTGAACAGCATGGCGTGGCGGCTACTGCCGAGCAGATAGACCTGGTCGCGGAAGACGCTGCGGGGATTGCGGAAAGCATCAGCGAGCATTCCTTTCGCCCAGCCGACCCTATGATGCGCGAGCTAGCCGAATCTCAGGCAGCGCTTCGGCGTGAGCAGTCCAAGGTCACATGCGCGCCTTGTCATGGCTCAGGAGTCATCACGACATCCGGCCCGTACCACGGAAGCACCTCGCAGTGCTGGAAATGCCGAGGTGAAGGTAGGCACACGCCATGACCCGCTACCAGCACGCCAAGCGTTGGGCATTCTGGCGCGGCAGCTTCTTCACCCTGCTGTTCTGCTCTGCCTGGATGATCGCCAGCGCTTACGCACCGCACTGATTCAACCCCCACCCTATTCAATCGCAGCGCCCCGGCACACGGATGGCGCGGGAGACTCCGCATGTCTGCAACTCAGCAGATCGTCAGCATTGACGACATCAACGAATCAAACGCTCCAGCCATTTACGTGCTGGGCGGGCTGAAGCCTTTCCTCGAGCACGCCAAGGCGGAAGTCTCCGGTGAAGTGCCAGACCTCACCACTCGCAAGGGCCGTGAGCGCATCGCCAGCTTGGCGGCAAAGGTCAGCAAGTCGAAGACGGCGGTCGAGAAGCCGGGCCGCGACTACCTGCGCCGTCTGAAGGAAATGCCGAAGGTTGTCGAGGCCGAGCTGCGCGAGTTCGTCACCGAGATGGACGCACTGCGAGACCAGGTGCGGCAGCCTCTTACTGAATGGCAGTCCGCCGAGGATGCGCGGGTTGATCGTCACAACGACCGCCTGACGTGGCTGCGGGAATTGCCGCTGAATCTGTCCGGCGCTACCTCAGTGCACGTCCAAGGCCTCATCGATCAGGCTGACGCTGTCGCGATTGACGATGAATGGGAAGAGTTCAAAGCGGAGGCCGCCAGCACCAAGGATCTCGCGATCAAGGCGCTCCGGGCGATCCATGCCGAACTTCAGCGCTACGAAGCCGAACAGGCTGAACTGGCCCGCCATCGCGCCGAAGCCGAAGCGCGTGCCCAGCGTGAGCGTGAGGCGCAGATCGCCCGAGAAGCCGAAGAGCGCGTGCGCCGTGAAGCAGAAGCTGCCGCCCAGGCTGAACGCGAAGCCGTCATCCGCAGAGAAGCAGATGCCAAGGCCGCCGCAGAACGCCGCGAGCTTGAACTGAAGCTTCAGGCCGAACAGGCAGAACGCACAGCTGCACAGGCCGAGGCCAATCGGCTCGCAGCCATCCAGCAGGCCGAGCAGGACCGCATCGCTGCAGAGGAGCGCCAAGCCGCCGCGGTTGAGCGAGCTCGTCAGGAAGAGCTTGATCGCCAAGCTGCAGCAGTAGCCTTCGAGCTCCAGCAGGTCCAGGCCCGCGAAGCCGACAAGGCGCACAAAGGCGCCATCTACAAGGCCGCCAAAGAGGCCTTCATGCAGAACGGCATGACCGAAGACTGCGCACGCCTGGCCGTGAAGCTGATCGCCAGCAACTTCATCCCTGCCGTCAAAATCGAATATTGAGGTCGCCATGAATCAGGCAGTCACCACTATCACGCAGGACATTTACGCGCAGCGGAATCAGTTCGCGAATGTCCTGACCGACCGGTCGCTCAACTTCGAGCGCGAGGCCGAGTTCGCCATACAGGTGATCACGGCCAACGAGTACGCCACCAAGATCGCCTTGCAGAACCGCCAGTCGGTGGCCAATGCCATCACCAACATTGCCGCGATCGGCATCAGCCTCAACCCTGCGAAGAAGCAGGCCTATCTAGTGCCGCGTGACGGGAAGATATGCCTCGACATCAGTTACATCGGCCTGATGGATCTGGCCATGTCTACCGGCGCCATTCGCTGGGCCCAGGCCGAACTGGTCTACGCAGCGGACTCCTTCTCTCTCAACGGCTTCGACAAGCCGCCATCCCACTCCTACAACCCGTTCGCCAAGGATCGCGGTGAGCCGATTGGTGTGTACGTGGTGGTCAAGACAGCCGACGGTGACTACCTCACCGAGACGATGAGCATCGACGACGTGAACGCCATCCGTGATCGGTCAAGCGCCTGGAAGGCCTGGATTGGCAAGCAGAAGAGCTGCCCATGGGTAACCGACCCTGGCGAGATGGCCAAGAAGACGGTGGTCAAGCGCGGCTACAAATATTGGCCTAAGACGGACCGCCTTGAACAGGCCATCCACCACCTGAACACCGATGGCGGAGAGGGCTTGGTTGGGATGCCGGGTTCTGCGCCGAGCGATCCCGAGTTGGTAAACAACTGGATCGACCTGGCAATGAAGGCCGGCAGCCTCGAATCACTGGCCGACGTGTACCACCAGGGCACGGCAGCTATGAAGCAAGCCAAAGACGCTGCTGGCCATGCCCGCTTCAAGGCGGAAGTGACCAAGCGCAGCGAAACCCTTAAAGCAGAAGCCGCGCCCATCGAAGGCGAGGCTGAGGAGGTGTTAGATGGAGCAGCGTAGCGCGGAATGGTTTGCGGCTCGGCTGGGCTGCGTGACCGCCAGCAAAGTTAAGGACGTGATGGCTAGCGGTCGCGGTGGAGCGCCGTCAGCCACTCGCAAGAATTACATGATGGAGCTTCTGTGCGAGCGCCTTACCGGCCAACAAGGCGGCGCCGATCTCTCTCGGAATGCTGCAGTGCAGCGCGGCGTTGAGCTGGAGCCGTTCGCAGGCATGGCCTACGAGTCGGACAAGGGGATCATGATCGTCGAGTCCGGCCTGATCATGCACCCAACTATCGCCCGCTTCGGCGCTTCGCCTGACGGCCTCATCGGTGATGAAGGTGTGTTGGAGATCAAATGTCCCAACACGGCCACTCACGTCGCAACCATGCAGTCCGGCAGGCATGACCCCCAATACGAGTGGCAGATGCTTGCTCAGATGGCCTGTACCGGTCGCCAGTGGGCGGACTTCGTGAGCTACGACGACCGCCTGCCAGAGCCGCTGCAATACATCTGCCACCGCTACGAGCGAGACTTCAAGCGTATTCGGGAGATGGAATCGGAAATCAAAGCGTTCTTGGAAGAGCTCGACGAGCTTGAGCAGGAAATGCGTCAGAGGATGGAGGGCAAAGCAGCATGAGAGGCGTAAACAAGGTAATTCTGGTCGGAACCTGCGGGCAAGATCCTGATGTCCGCTACCTACCAAACGGCAACGCTGTCACCAACCTGAGCCTGGCTACCAGCGAGCAGTGGACGGACAAGCAGACCAACCAGAAGGTCGAGAAGACCGAATGGCACCGTGTCTCGCTGTTCGGCAAGGTCGCTGAAATCGCCGGGGAGTATCTGCGCAAAGGGTCCCAGGTCTACATCGAGGGCAAGCTACAGACCCGCGAGTGGGAGAAGGACGGCATCAAGCGTTACACCACGGAAATCGTGGTGGACATGCAGGGCCGCATGCAGCTGCTCGGCGGCAAGCCTCAGGACGGGAATCAGCGACAGGCGCATCCGCAGGCCAACGCGGCACGGCAACCGGCGCCGCGCCAGCAGCAGGCACCTCAACAAAATCAGCAGGCCGCGCCGCCGGATGACTTCGACGACGACATCCCTTTTGCCCCGCTTCCCTATCTCGCAGGTGCCTGACGATGATCAGCATGGAACTGAGTGCTGTGCAGCACAACCGTAGCAAGTCAGCAGAAATCGCCGCCGCCATGGCCGAATACGAACGCCGCGGCGGGGTCGTTCATGAGCTTAGCGTCACCCGTAGCGTTGCCCTTCCCTTCAATAACGAAACCATCGCGTACGGCTACAAGAACTCCAACGAAAGTGAGCGCAAGGCTCAGGAAGCACTGGCTCTTGAGCGGCGCACAGCAGAACAGTTGAGGGCCTATGTAGGGCTCGGGCTGAAGCAGGCTGCCGCCGATATGGGGATCAGCTCGAAACGCCTCGGGCACATCGCCAAGGAATACGGGATCGTCTTTCCGACGAAGGTCAGGCCGCCGTCAGCGCTCGCGCTCAAGCGGCAGGCCGAGGCTCTGCTGGTTCCGGACATCCGCCGGCGTTTTGCAGAGGGCGCCACCCAGCAGGACGTCATGCGTGAGTTCGCATTCACGCCCGACCAACTCCGCAGAGTGGCGAACGACCATACGATCGATCTGCCCGGGGCGGTCGACGAAGCCGAAGATCGGAAGCTGATACCGCGTATCGAAGCCTTCCGTGACCTGGGCATCCCGCGTACGACCTGCGCCAAGCGAATGGGTATGAGCCAGAAGAAGCTGTGGCGAATCATCGAATCGTACGGCGTTGACTATCCGATGAGTGCTCGATGAAACGCATCAGCAGACTCGTCGCCCAGCGCAGGCGGCAGGAACACATTCATCTCCCGGCGAGCGGGTTGACGGAGGCCGGTAATGGCTTTGAATCAGAAGCAGCGTGTCGGAGTAAGAGGTCATCCGTTGAAGACCGTGAGGTATGCAAGGGAGGTCGAACGAACCGTTTGTGGGAACGCTGAATTTGACGGTTTTGTCTGGCAAGAGCTTGAGGCTCTTAGAAAAGACCGGGAGCGCGCGACCGGCATCAAGTGGGCAATCGATCACATGTATCCACTAACTGGTGAGGCTGTATCCGGCCTACACACCGCCTCTAACTGGCAGCTCATTCCAGCATGGATGAATAACCAGAAGTCACGCAGGCCTTGGCTGTGCAACCCAGATGAGTGGATTTTGTGCATAAACAGGCCAGTGCTATTGGCTTTCTGGGGCTGGCGAACCTGGCGAAAGCTGGAAATCATTCAGCAATACGAGGATGGAATGTATGGCTAAGACACCAGCCCAACGCCAGCAGGACAAACGAGACCGCGACAAGAAATCGAAGGAGGAGCGCGAGGCCTTGCTCTTGTCACGCCGCATCGTCACGGACCTTTATCACAACGATGATGCTGCGCTTAAGCGAGTCATGGTCCGGGCCAAGATCGAAGAAGAGCAGGACATGATTTCTCGGCTCATTCGCGGAGCTGACCGCATGCCGGACGATCAGCTTAACGATCACATTCGTATTGCGTGACGCGCGGCCGTGACACTTCCCGGCCCCATGCCGGTCACCACGTATAGCCCACCACCAACCTATTCGCCACCGAACTTTCGGAGGCTTGATTCTGCATGGAGCATTGCCATGAGTGAATTTCAAATCAGCGAGGCCCAACTCGGCCTGCTCTGGCACACACTGGGTATTCGGCCGGAGAGTCGGTATCACCGGGCAGTGTCTCGCAATTACTTCCTGACCAGCCCCGGCTACGACGACGCGAACAACCTGGATGTGCTGGTTGCGCAAGGTCTGATGAAATGCGGAAAGCCACCGGCGTTCTGTGATCAGTCCGAAGTGGTTTACCGGGCGACCGATGCAGGCGAGCTCTTTGCGCTTCGGAAGATGCCACCCCCGCCCAAGCTCACGAAGTATCAGCAGTACCTGGACGAGGATATCGACTGCTCTTTTGCGGTGTGGTTGGGTATCGAAAAGCCAAAGCTGGAGCATCGCGGAACAAGCTGGTGTAGCAAGGATCGACAGTTTAGGTTTAAGACCAGCCGGGCGGTGGGCGATTGGTGCACAACGCAAAAAGATGCGAAGGCCAGCTATAAAGAGGCGTTGAAGAACTCGCCCAAGCCTGGGCGCAGTGGGCAAGCCTGTTACAGCGAGTTCTGATCACGCCAGCGCATCAGCCGCCTTCCCCACCGCTGAAATCAAGCGCATCAGATGCAACCTCGATCTCTCGGATAGCGGCAACAACAGACGGCGATACGCTCTTAGGCAGCAACGTCAGCGACCCAATTGCCTGCTCGCAAAGCTCATCGACATCAACGTGAAGCTCGCGCGCTGCGTTCAGTACAGCTTCGAGCGCGATAGATAGCGCCAATTCCCGGTTCTCGCTCATGACCTTCTCCCTTCCTGTGGAGAGGTAAGCGTAGGCCATTCCCAAACCGCATGGAGCTTCCATGACATACGAACTACACCTGGGCGACTGCCTCGAGGTGCTGCGCGGCATGCCTGCCGACTCCATCGACAGCATCGTTACCGACCCGCCATACGGAATCCGCTTCATGGGCAAGAGCTGGGACGGGCAGGACATTGAGGATCGGGCAGCCTACCGAGCGAGCATGCCATCCCACGCTGGAGCATGCGGCCCGAACGGCGGACACCGCTCCATCGCGGCGGAAGCCGGGAAGTACGACCTGACGCCGACCGGCATGCGCGCCTTTCAGGCCTTCACCCTCGACTGGGCAACCGAATGTCTGCGAGTACTCAAGCCTGGTGGGCATCTACTTTCGTTCGCTGCCGCCCGTACTTATCATCACATGGCGGTGGGCATCGAGATGGCTGGTTTCGAGATCCGCGACCAGATCATGTGGGTATTCGGCAGCGGCTTCCCCAAGTCGCACAACCTGAAGGACGAGTACTCCGGCTGGGGCACCGCCCTAAAGCCAGCGCATGAGCCGATCTGCATGGCGCGCAAGCCGTTCGCCGGAACGGTTGCAGCCAATGTGGCTGAGCATGGTACTGGAGCGATCAACATAGATGCGTGCCGTGTTGAGCCGACTGGTGAAAGCCGACAGCGACTAGGTGAACCGTCAGCTGATCAGCGATATACGGAGCAAGGTGGCACTAACTTCGCTGCAAAGCCTGGCGTTCGGGGCGGTGATTCCGCCGGTCGCTGGCCAGCGAACTTAATTCACGACGGTAGTGATTTGGTGATCGCCATGTTTCCGGAGTCGCAGGGACAGCAGGGGCCTAGCAGGGATAGCTCACGCTCAAAAGCAAACACCTATGGCGAGCCGAGCGACAACGGAAAAGAGTACGTGCCGCGCGGTGATACTGGTAGCGCAGCCCGCTTCTACTACTGCGCCAAAACAAGCCGCGCCGATCGCCACGAAGGCCTTATCGACCCCGGCCCACAATTCAAGCAAGGCACCACCCTGCGCAAGGTCCAGACCACTGACACCAAAGGAAACAACCACCCCACGGTGAAACCCACCGAACTGATGGCCTACCTGCTCCGCCTTGTCACCCCAATCGGCGGAACGGCTTTGGACCCATTCATGGGCTCTGGCAGCACGGGAAAGGCCGCGATGATCGAGGGCTTCAACTTCATCGGCATCGAGCAGGACGCAGCGTATATGTCCATCGCCACTGCGCGCATAGCCCACGCCGAGGCAAAGAGTCAGATGCAGCAGGCCGAACAGCAGCTGCAAGAGCAACAGCTGAGCCTGTTCAGCGCCTGACCAACCCCAAAGTAACCTCCAGAGGTTACATCTCGAAAAGTAACCTGATTGGGTTACAGGGATATCGCCATGCATGAACCAGTTCAACAAGTCCGAGCCACTGTGCTGCTGGGTCGTGACGGTATGCATCGAATCAGCCTTCACCGCTTGCCTCAGGTTCATCTGACCCCGGCGCAAGCTCTGAGCATTGCAAGAGAAATCAACCAATACGCCATCGACGCCATGCGGGCTGACGGTGAGCGGGAGGAAGGGAAATGAGCGAGGTAAAGCAATACACGTTCACGGGCGCCGCTGGCGTTTACATCTATCTGGCGGATTATGAGCGCCTGCAGGCCGAGAACGCCGCGCTCCAGCAGCGCTTGAACGTCGCGGATCAGCGGATTGATGAGCTCGATGATGCGGCCACAGTCGCGTCGATGCGCATCCGAGAACTTGATTTGACGTTCGGACGCTACCTGCTCGGCATGAAGTCTGCTGTCATCGCGAATGAGTCAGGTGGCAACGGTATGGAATGGATCTTCAACGGGCTGGCTGGACCGGGCGAGTTACCCCCTGAGGATGAGATCGATGCTCAAGCGTACTTCGACCGTGAGGTAGAGGCTATCGATGCCGGCCTTGCCGAGGTGTTTGCATTCCATGACGCGCGTCGCAAGGCCATTCAGGTGAAACAATGACCCACGAAACCAAACTTCTTCCCTGCCCGTTTTGCGGTGTGCAAGCTGTAGCCACTGATGAAATGTTCGGAAGCGTAATCCACTGTGACCACCTGCATACCTGTCCGCTTGATGGTCATGAAAAATTTGCAGCTGCCGTTCATGAGTGGAACACGCGCGCCGCCCCTGCCGAGGATGTCCGCGCAGTGGTGGATGAGCCGGTTCATATCATTGCTGTAGCGGTCACTCGCGAAGATGACGAAGAAGGTTTGCGGCTTGAATGGCTGCTTGAAGGCGGCATTTCTGAACTCGAGTTCGCAGGTACAGTGCTCTTCGCCATGCCTGAAGCGAACGACTTGTGCGACGAGGATGGAAGCGCAGAGCTTCGCCGCCGGCCGAAATGTTCGGAGCACCTCCGAACACAAGGCAAGCTGCTCCCGCATCACGCACTACTGCCACACCCGCCACGTCACGAAGGCTTCCTTCAGCCAGAGCGCGAAGTGCCCGGCTACACGCTCGATCAGATGAAGGAATACGGCGCCCTGTGCGCTGCTGAAGCCTCGCGCCAGAACAAGTAACCCCGCCGCCCGTTCGGCCCCACCCTATCCCTATTGCCTGCTGCGTATGCGGCGAGGACGAAGTCATGTCTGAAGAAATGAAAACTGTCGAACTCAGTAGCTATCAGGAAATCCTGAGCCTGCTCAAATTGCAGGATGGTGAAGACCCAGTAGAGGCCGTATACAAGCTGGTTCGGATCGCCGACGGTGTATTCGACGCGCTGCAGCCGATAGGCGCGAATCATCGCCGCTGCCCGCCCACCATCATTGCCAACGTCGAGGGGCTGAAACGCAGCGCTGAAGAGGATCACCCGCTTGCTGATCGATATCGCTTTCTGCGCGAGCCAAAGGCCAGTGCGCCAGTGACCCTGCCAGAAGAAGAATGGATTGTCGTGGGCATGGCCAGCCATGAGGATGTCTTGCACGGCGCCGATCTCGACAGAGCGATCGACGAGGCGATGGCAGGAAAGCGCTACACCTTCGATCCTGAAAATGGCCCACTGCTCTGCTACCAGGTTGGCGAATGCGACTGGGTCGCGGCGCAGAACCCAGAGCAGGCGTTGGCGGTTATGGCGGAAATGAGCGGCGACTGGCTTCATGAAAACACGGATGACTTCGACGTCGAGCTCGCCAGCGATAGCGCCTTGGATCAGGAGTGGCGCGACGAGGACGAGCACTTCGTCGTGGGAACGCTCCGCCAATGGCTGGGCGAAGCAACTGAGCCGAAATATCTGATCGGTACGGAGTAGCCCCATGGCGTGCATGCGCATCGAGCACGGATTCGTCTGTGGCTCGCCATTCTTCAGGCTGCCCCTCGCTGACGGCACCCGCGTGTACATGAGCTGGCACAACTATCTCGGCCCGCTGTTCTTCCGCGACAGGTATGAGCAGCGCGAGATAGAGGACTGGTACGACAAGCCTCTCATCTGTGAAGCACTCGACTGGTTCTGCAATCGCGGCCACCGAGCCTAACCCCTTCCCCATCTATCCACATGCCTGCCGGTGTACGGCGGGCGGGAGATACGCATGCCTGAAATAAAATGCGATTACGGACACACAACTCACGTCGGCACGCCGCAGTGGATCGAGCTGCTCACCCTTGACCAGATGCGACGGGCTGTCGAGCTGATGGGCGAAAAGATAACCGCGGCCGAGGCCCAGCCCAAGCGGGTGATTTGGCGAGTGTGTTGTGGCGGGTTGTGCCTCGCCAATTACCAGGAAGACCGCTACGAGGCGGCGGCCGATCACTTCCAGCGAGTTTACAGAGAGTCGTTTATGGAAGAAGCCGGCGAGTACGTGAGTAAGCCTTACGGTACCGAGACTTTCCGGCGCCGTTTGCCGAGCATCGAAATCGAGCGCGTAACGCAGTTCGAATACGAGACCGAATGGTTTCCACCACTCAACCCCGCATAGACCCCGGACGGAGGTAGCCACCATGGCTGCAGCACAGAATATTGATCGACTCCTGCGCCTCGACGAGGTGCTTCACACCACCGGCCTGGGTCGGAATACTGTTTATCGCAGAATCAGGGAGGGCACTTTCCCGAAACAAGTTAGAATAGGCCCCAACTCGGTCGCCTGGCGCCAGTCCGACATCTCTCAATGGATGACTGATCTGACCCCCAGCAACGACCAATCAGTACATTGATTAGTACACTGAACACGGGGCTTTTTCTGGAGGCCCCGGTTTACCAGCCATACAGGTCTTAAATTGGAAATCTTCAAGGAATTTACGTTCGAATCCGCTCATCGTCTTCCTCACGTTCCGGAAGGCCACAAGTGCGGCCGTCTGCATGGCCACTCTTTCCGGGTGGCGATCTATCTGCAAGGCGAGCCGGATCCGCATACCGGCTGGATTCGCGATTTCTCCGAGATCAAGACCATCTTCAAGCCGCTTTACGAGCGTCTGGACCACAATTACCTGAACGACATCCCTGGCCTGGAAAACCCGACCAGCGAAGTCTTGGTCAAGTGGATCTGGAATGAGCTCAAACCGCTGCTGCCTGAACTGTCGGCCATTCGCATCCACGAGACCTGCACCAGCGGTTGTGTTTATCGCGGTGATTGATGGGTATGGGATCTGCAAAAAACCACCTTCGCGGTGGTTTTTTTTTGGCCCGGAGAAATGCGATCAGAAACGGTAATTCAGCGCCAGGCTGGACAACACCGTTCTGCTCGATTGCCCACCGGATTTGCCGCTGTAGTGGGTGCGCTCGCCACTCTCCAGATCCTTGACCCGCGTGCTGCCGCTGGACTCGCCATACATTTGATAATCGACCCCCGCCTTGACCGAGAACTGCGGATGGAAACGGTACGACAGCCCCAGCGCCAGACTTTGCATCCGTCCTCGATTGCCGTTATTGCCGGTAAATGTCAGGTCACGTAGATGGTGCTGGTCGTAGTCTCTGGCCTTGACCCATTGGCTGTACTTGAAGCGGCTTTCCAGCGTCCAGTTGCGATAGTTGTAGATGCCCACCAGTCCAACATAGGGTGTTTCGTAGGTTTGGCGGTAGGTGATGCCTTTCAAACCATCAGGGATGGTCCCGGAGATGTCCCGATAGCCGTCGTCCGAAGAGTAAAGGTAGCTACCGCCCCGGGCCTCCCATTCGAACTGGCTGCGCTGGTAACCCAGCACGACGCCCAGCGCCAGCTCATCGCGCTTCAGGGCCCATGCCGTCGCTGCAAAATCCGCCTGCCACGCCTGCTTGATTCGCGTATCCGGATGATTGGATCGATGCGTCCAGTCTGCATCGTCGTCAAACCAGTCGTAGTCTTTCATGTGCCCGTCGCCCTTCGCGACCTGCGTCCAACCGCTTGCGTCCAGCGACAGCCAGTCCAGTGGCTGGTAGCTCAGACCCAGGTGCAGCGTGGGCACCTGCTTGATGTCCCAGTTCAATTGGCTGATCTTCCTGCCACCTTCGTCGACGTCGTAGACTTTTTCCTGCGACTGGCCGTTCAACAACCCGACACCCAGGCTCACTCCCACACTTCCCAGCCGGAACCGCTGTTCATCTGTCGTCTGTGCACGCGCGACCGCTTCCTGCCCGAAAGCAAAGAGCCCAAGCATCACCAGCGTTTTCCGTCCCTTCATCGACCACTCCACATCGTTCATTCGAGGATGCGCCGGGCATTTGAATACCTCGGCAAGCGGCGAAAGGATGAAGCTTGATGAAGGATGTTTCTGCCAGACCACTCCCATTGATACGCGTGAAAACCAGAAGATCGACTGTGGACATGTCCTACAAAGATCAGGTGACGCCACGATTGACAATCGATTATCGGGAACAGGCAGCAGAAATCTGTTTGTCCGATTGCCAGGTCAAATCAGCATCCAGACACGCCGCAACCTTGTAGCAATGGCTAACCCTGAAGGGACAAAAAAAGGGCCATCCGCTCTCACGGACAGCCCTTCATTCAACCGCCTGGCTGATTTATGCCAAGCTTTTGCTCACCACCTCAAACACATCCGGCGACAGCTGGCCGGAGGCGCGGATGCGCTCCAGTTCGCCTTTCATCAGCGCCTGACGCTTGTCGTCGTATTTGCGCCAGCGGGTCAACGGCGCCAGTTGGCGCGAGGCGATCTGTGGATTGAAGCCGTTCAGTTCGATGACCAG